TTGTGGCAGACCTCGACCTGGGCAAGACGGATGCAGAACTGGAGCAGGACATCGAGAGCATCGTGTGTACTGCTGAGGTGGAGCGCGAGTCGCTGCCCTACCCTACCGACGGACTTGTGTTCAAGTTTGACAACTACGACTATTACGACCGCATCGGTCATACCGACCATGACGCAAAGTATAACTGCGCGTTTAAGTTCCGTCCCGTATTCAAGGCCGTAACAACCTATCGCGGCCATCATACCACGGTAGGCGAGAAGACTGGCAAGATAACATTCGTAGCCGACTTTGACGAGGTGGAAATGAACGGACACCGTTTCGCCCATGCCAACTGTGGCAGCGAGAAGATCTTCAACCAGAAAGCCCTTGTGTCGGGCTGCAAGATAGAGGTCAGCTTGCACGGCGATGTTATCGTGTGCGTGGATGGCAAGGTGGAGGAAGAACCTGAGATTAATCAGAGCCAGGAGTCTGAAGCAGAGCCAGAACCTATTCTTCAGCCGGAGCCTGAACCTCAGCCGAAGCCTATACCTCAGCCGAAGCCGAAGCGAAAGCGTAACTATCCGCAGGTAGGCGAGCCGACACTACGAAGAGAACGCGAAGACACGTCGGAAAGTGAAGACAAGGGCGTGAGCGTGAAGACGGTGTTGGCGGGTGTACTGGCGGTGCTGATGGCTGTGTCAACGGGAGTCGTGATGTTAGCGTTTGCGGGCGCTGCGGTGTTTCTCCTGCCGATGATTGGAGGGATGCGAGAGTGAGTGTTGAATTTTGAATTTTGAGTTTTGAGTTATCGCTTCGCGATTTTGAATTATCAATTTTGAATTTTATTTAACTATGACAGTAACAGAGAAATTTTCAAAGGACCAGATAGTGAAGATGGAGCACATCTTAAAGAAAGGCTTTGCAGGGTATCGTCGAGTGAATGGAACGGCAGCATGTCCGGAACTGAAGGAACTTGTGGAGACTGGGTATCTCTCAGAGAGCTATATGGAAATGTTCAATGAGGATGTGTATAGGTTGACAGAGAAGGGCAAAAGTCTGGTGAGGTCACTTGTAATGTGATTCATATAATTATAAAACACAACTATTATGACAATAGGAGAGTATTTTGAAAACTTGAAGACTCTTGCGGATCACGCAGGAGCAGACAAGACTGGAGTGAAGATCGATACCGATGACGGGTATTGTATCGACATTACGGTAACTAAGAAACAAAATAAAAAAGTAAATCATTATGGAAAACCAGAAATTTGAGATCCGCATTGTCGTAGGCGGCGATGACGAGAATGTGAAAATGGAAATTGAAGTATGGAAGGACGGGAAGACCTCTGACTTTAGATTGCTTGAGGGTGATAACCTGCGACTTGCATACGAGAGCATGAAGAATGCCTTGGGCGTTGTAGCACGGCTGTATATCGAACAGCTACACAAAGAAGGGAAGCTCAGCGATGAGCAATACCAGCAGTTGCGTGCAAAATGACGTGCCGAAGAAGTGTTTAAACATTGGGTCTAACGGATAAACTGATTTTTAAACTACGGAAAAGCGAAAAGGACGAATGTTTTAATTATTTTCTTTTGTACGTTCATACAAACGTAAATACTTACGAATGTATTTTTAGAGAGGTGAGATGTTCGTGTTTTTCGTGTTTTCCGTAGTTAAAAAAACGGATGTAAAAGCAATAGTTGTTCATAGCTATTAAACAATTTAAAAACTAAAAACTGAGATTATGAAAAAGACATTTGTGGTGGCTGCTATGGCAGCTATGTGCGTGGCGTTCACGTCATGCGGCAACGAGGCATCTCTCACAGAGAGCGGTACAGAACAGACACGACCCACCCAGAAGAAGGAGCGGATGCGCGTAAAGTTGACATGCAGCACCGAGCTGACGCTGCACGACTCGGGCAAGACCGGGAGCCTTGATGAAGCAAGGGTGGCACGACATCTGAACGGTCCGCGACGGGCAGCACTGATGGCTAACAACAAGGCTTTGACGGATCTTTATGTGCTCGACTACGACAAGGCGACGGGATCCCTTCTACAGGTGCTCCACCAGACGAGCGACGCGCCCGATTTTGCTGAGCCCGACTTGATGCTTGACTATGGCGAGCACACACTGAAGGTGATAGCCACTAGGAGCGAGAACCCCGTACTTTGGGACGCGGCTAGCACCCCATGGGCCGTAACACCGGACTTGCTTACGCCTGTAGAGTCAACCATCCCGACAGCCCTTGCAAGCGACAAGACCTCCGACACGTTCGGCGCACAGCGCGATGTGAGCGTGGGCATAGGCAAGAGCACACAGGTTGCCATTACCCTTGAGCGCATGGTGGCGAAGCTCGTTGTCAAGTGTAATGACGTGTTTCCGTCCGACTGCTCGACGATAGTCCTTGATGTTGACGAGCACCGTGCCGTGTCTTGGCAGACAATGGACGTTATAAAGACTGTAAAAAAATGCCGTGTTGCGGACGTTTCAAATTATGCTGGTACAACGGGCATCACACTTGCATTCTTTTTCTTTGCTCCTGTCGCGGGCTACACCACCGACATAACGTTCACGATGAACCGCACAACCGGTTCGCCTTATGCCGTCCTCACCGTGCCCGCTGTTCCGCTTGAGCGCAACAAGATTACCACGATAGCAGGATCTTTTTACAACCACCAACAGGGAGTGCAGATAAAGGTTAATGATGAATGGAGCAATGAGGGACACGACATCGGGATCTGACGCTTTGGAAGATAACTACAGATGACATGAAAGACACGAGCAATTTGTTTGCATTTTTGGATGTTATGTAGAACTACGAATAACACGAAAGACACGAACAATTTGTTTGCGCTCTTGAATGTTATGTAGAACTACTGGTGATTTGAAAGACACGAACATTTTGTTAAGTCTTTATTTACAAATTATAGAAAACGCAGAAATATACATTGTTGTTGCTCTGCGTTTTCTTTAAACAATATTGTTATGGATAGATTGTTATATAAAGAGGAATCGTATGCAATTATCGGAGCTATGTTTGCGGTTCACAAGGAACTCGGGGCGGGCTTTCTCGAAAGAGTTTATCAAGATGCGCTGGAATATGAGCTTCAGGAGCGTGACATTCCATACGAAAGAGAGAAAGAAATTCGCGTAATGTACAAGGGTAAACCTTTAGGCGAGCCTTATCGTGCAGATTTTATTTGTTATAATAAAATTATCGTTGAATTGAAGGCCGTGAAAGAATTGGAAAAACTTCATAATGCTCAAGTCATAAACTACTTGAAAATAACAGGTTTTAAACTCGGAATCCTGGTTAATTTTTGCGACCTGTATCTTCGACCTCAACGCATACTAAATCTTTACTGACTATTGTCTCAAGACTACAGTTTTCGTGTATTTTGTGTTATTCGTAGTTTTAAATCATGATAAAATGAATATAAGAATGTTTTTGTCTGCTGTTCTTATTGTGTGCGTAACGACAGCATGCGACAAGCCCTATACACCGAGCAATGAGGGTAGCAAGCCCGATGTGGTTGCGCCTGACGGAGGCTCGGGCGATGTTGAGCAAGGACAGACAGGTGAGGTGCTGTGGGCAGAGAACGACACGGCACGGTTCTACATGCAAAGGCGCGAGGTAAAGGACGTGATGCTGACCGACTACCCTACCCCATCGTCGTTGATCAAAGATCCGCGCTACAGACTGCCTACAAGATTGGAGGCTACGCGCGTCTTGAAACTCGTTGACGCGCCTGCCGGATGTTGGCACAGTAAACAGCGCATCCTGTGTTTTGACAACCCCAAAGACAAAGGCATAAAAGCTGGCAGCACGACGTTTGGCACAGGCCGTTTCTATACGTTTGTACCGCATGGCACGGTGACGAGGGCAGGAACGAAGACTAAGTACTGCATCCTGCCCATCCGCACGGAGAGAACGAGCGAAGAGGATCATGTGGACATAACTGTGAATGACGAATGGGACTGATAATGAGGAGAGTGGATTTACACAAATCCATAAAGACATAAATCCACATTTATGGCTTTCCATAAATACACAAATACATCCACACATAAACACATAAATACATAAATACATAAACACACATATAAACATATAAACAAATGTATCAATCAAGCAAGCAATACATATATAAACACATTAATCAATGAACAAATAAACAAATAAAAAAATGAATGAAGACAGAAACAAAGCAAGGAATAAATAAATAAATAAATAAATAAATGAACAAATAAATATGCGTGGATATTTGCGTATGTAAAATTTAATTCTTAAATTTGCAGCGTGTTATAAAGACCAGCTTTTCTGCATGAATGAATAGATATTATTAACATTAAAATACTTTACAAAATATGGAAAGACTTAGAGAAATACTTGCCTTTGTCAATCACAAAGGCGGTGTAGGCAAGACAACAACCGTTCAGAGTCTGGCAACAGGGTTACGTCGCTATGGTAAGGGATATTTCGGCAAGGATTCAAACGGTCATGGCCGCTTGCCGCGTGTGCTCATCATCGACCTCGATCCGCAGGCATGCGCCTCGTTCCTTTTTGGGTGGAGCGAGACCTTAAATGTCGGCAAGCCCACCGTCTACGACGCATTAGTGCAACAGAGCAATCTGCCCGTCTATCAGGTACGCGAGGGCATTTACCTCGCTCCAGCTGCGCAGCAGCTTATATCCATTGAACCATTCCTTAATCAGCGTGCCGTGCCTCGCAAGGTGCTTCGCAAGTTACTTGTCAAGCCACTGAACGAGTTGGCTGGCACCGAGCTGGCAGACGAAGGAGTAAATACCGTCGTGGATGCCTTCGACTATGTGCTTATAGACTGTCCTCCTGCAATGTCGCTGCTCACATACAATGCGCTTACGGCAGCCACAAGCGTAGTTTTGCCCGTGCAGCTCGAAGTATTGGCTACAAAAGGTATTGCCGAGATTATCAATGCCATCGAGGAGACACGCGAGGATCTGAATCCAGAGCTTGACATCCGAGGCTTGCTGATGGTTATGAGCAATGACCAGACAAATGCTACAAAGCAGTTTAAGGAGTATCTTGGCGAGAAATATCAAGATTATATGTTTGACGCTTATACACGTCGCGACACAAAGATGGTGGAAGCTCAGGCTATGCGTGAGGACATTTTTTCTTATGCACCATATTGCAGAGTAGGGCAGGACTACGAGCGTTTTACTAAAGAGATAATCAATAGTTTGAAATTTTAAATCATTATAGGATATGGCAAGAGATACACAAAGAAGGCCGTTTAGCGTTTTTCGTTCAGACGCTATAGACGAGAACGAGCGCATTTTGGCGGCGGGTAGGCAACAGCGTCAGGAGAACAGGGAGAAGAAGGAGAACGGGGAAGCGGCATCGAGTGCTGTCACTGCTTCGTCCGCAGAAGCTCCGGCAGTAGAAACTGAGACTGCTGCCATCACAACGCCTGCTGCTGAGACATCGGCAACTACAACATCTGTGACGGATCAACCGGCAACCACATCGTTCAACAATGATATGACCATGAGCATGCGCAAGTCGAAGAGCAAGAAAACCGAGAACGGAATCACCATCTATGTGCCAATGAAGTATTACGAACGTATTGCCCTAATGAAAATGCGCACGGGTGTGCCTATCAAGGACCTGGCGTTACAGGCTGTGATTGAGTTTTTGGATAGAAACAAAACAAGGTAAAATTCTACTAAATCTTTTTACCAAGTCACTACAAAAATGTGCTGTTTTGGTTTGCAATACCTACGGATTTGTTTACATCATTGTAGATAACTAATTGATAATTAACACTTCCAAAACCTCTTAATATGATATAATTATAAGTTATTATTTTATTCCTTTTTAAAACGGAAAAATCTATATCTTATAATTATATTATGTTAAGGATTTTTTGAGAAGTTGAAAATCAACGAGTTAGAGCATACGAAGTAAACAAAAACGTAGGAGTTGGTAAACAAAAACGTAGGTTTTGGCATATAAAAACGTAAATTGGAACAAAATGTAATAGACTAATTTCTTATGAAGAAGATAATATCAGTATTGTTCGCGTTCTGCCTGTGTATGGCAGCAAGCGCACAGCAGCACATGAAGTTTATGGGCATACCATTAGACGGAACGGTGGACAACTTTGCCTTGAAGCTGAAGGCTAAGGGCGTGACATACGATGCAGCGAAGTCGAAAGCAGCTGGGCAAGGCTGTAGAGTCTTTAACGGCACGTTTATGGGTGAGAACGCTACGATTAATGTTGCTTATAATCCTAAAAGCAAAATGGTATTCAGTGCTGCGGTTGAAATGCAATATCCAACTGTAGAGTCTGCTCATATCCCCTTCTTGAACTTAACCGAGAGTTTACAACGGAAATATCCTAACACCACGCCCGAGGAAAACAGAGGTCCAGACGGCGATGTTATTGGACTGGCGTTTAATATTCCTGACGAAACAGGTGGCAACAGCATTGGTTTTATCCTTCAATCATTGAAAACGCCCAGCTTCGGGTCTGGCATTTCTATTTGTCTGATGTACACCGATATGGACAACTTTGAAAAAAGCGAGGCGATACTCAACGAGGACTTGTAATATGTAAAATCCTAATAAAGTTTTTACCAAGTCACTACAAAAGTGTGCTGTTTTGGTTTACAACACCTACGGATTTGTTTACCAACTCCTACGGATTTGTTTACTTAAACCTACGGATTTGTTTACCAACTCCTACGTTTTTGTTTACATCACCGTAGATAACTAACTGATAATCAATTCTTCTAAAACCTCTTAATATAATATAATTATAATATATGGTTTTTTTTGTTTTAAAAACGGAATAAAATAATAGCTTGTATTTATATTATATTAAAGATTTTTTGAGAAGCTGAAAACCAACGAGTTAGAGCATACAAAGTAAACAAAAACGTAGGAGTTGGTAAACAAATCCGTAGGTTTTGGTACATAAAAACGTAGGTTTAAGTAAATAAAAACGTAGGTATGGCAAAGAAAGCGAGAAAAGAAGATAGAGAAAACCAACTACAACTTGCCCTAAATGAGCTGCGTTGGATTAACACGCCCGTCAACTATACATCATACGCTAAAAGCTATTCCCTCATACAGCAGGATGTTATGTTGTTGGTAAGCGGACGACTGCAAGACCATTTTGCCAAGTTCTTGAATGAGCACCGATATTTGAGCAAAGAACGTCCGAATGGAGGCATAACGAAAGAAGACCTGCTAAAGATGGGATCGATACGTTTGCGTTTGGCTGACTTTGGTATAGACAGTAGTCATTATGACGAGTCGGTGAAGGTGATAAACCAAATGAAGAAAATTGAGTTTCATCTTCCGCGTTTTGATCCAGCAACAGGACTTAGAAAAGGTGAGGACTACATGCCTATCTTCAGTAAGATATTTATTCCTAAGAATTTCACGTCGCGAGAAGGAGAAGACCTTAACTATTCGGGGGATAGCGGTACAAAGTTAGACGAGGACGGACAGGAGGTGCGCAAGTTTAGACGTGACGGATATATTGAGGTGACGATCAACATCGAGGTAGCAAAAGCCGTGTTTGATATGACGGACGGATATTTCAATCATCTTGAACGAATAGCTTATTTCTGTAACTCGGCTTACACGTCACGTCTTTACCTCCTGTTGATGAAGTATGCGAGCAAAGGGCAGATGCACCCGGTTATAGACTATCATGAGTTGAAAGATGCGTTGGGTATGTTTAAGGTAGACGTTGAGAAAAGCGACGATACGCAACCCGCAAAGGTCGTGACTACTGAGAAATATCAAAAATTCTCACAGTTCCGCAAACAGGTGTTGGATGTGGCGCGTGGTGACATGGAACGACTGTGCGAGGAAAACAAGATAGAGATAATGCTCTCGTGTGTTGACCCAGACAAAAAAGGCTACGAGCCTATTTATAGAGGCAGCACAAAACGTGGCAATCCGGAAAAGATAAAGTTTCACATCAAGCGTACGCCGTTGGGTGTGGCGCGAGACCTGGAACTGCATCGTGGCTCGTCAGAAAAGCGTTTGTGCGCCAAGCTGATGTCGCTATATCCTACCCTCGACGAAGAACGGCTCAAAACGTTTGTTGCCGGTGTTCCTGAAGACCTTTGGAACGACTTCAAGACGTATGCCTATAATGGTGTGCAAAAGGCAGTGGAGCAGCCGCATAGATGGAGTGGTACGATGGAAGAGTTCGTGTTTTACATCATGGAGCAATGGATAAAGCAGCATAGTGCGAAGCCCGAGCCACGGCAGCAGACGTTTGACTTTGCCGAAGCTGAGGAGAAACCTGGGGAAAAAGAATGGCAGATGTTTTTAAACTTAATTGACAAACAACTTGCTTCTGATTTGAGAAGGGTTAGGTACATATCGCTTGAGAACGGTACAGTATGTCTTGGTGCTACGAGCAAGGCCCAAGTGGAAATGATAGAAACACATTTCTCGGATGTTGCCGTTTTAAATCATACTAAAAAATGTTTGGCAAAGGTATTCGGCAAGACAATAACCTTAAAATATAAGATCGTAAAGCAATAAACATTTCACACCGCTTACCCATTCCCAAGGGTAGGCGGTGTTTTATTATGTCCTGTTTGTGTCAGCAACTTTTTTTACTTTTGTATGCAGAAACCAACAAGACATATTAAAACACATGGGAAAAATCAAGATCATTACATTATGGCTTGTGGCTGTAATCACGTTTGCGAGCTGCGCCGCCTCAAGAAAGGTGGAGCAGGGGAGTAGTGAGCAACGGCGTGATAGCACCGTAACCATCGTTAAGGACAGCGTGACAAAATCGGAAACGAGGACGGACAGCAGCACCGTTACAGTCACGGACGAGAATCATACGTTCGGCAGCATGACCGACAAGGGTAGTAACGAGGAGACCATTACCGAGCGAGTGACCGAGAGCACGGATGCCCAGGGCAACAAGACCACCACCACCGACCGTACCATACACCGTAAAGGCGACTATGAGCGTAATGCCTCTTTCGAGGCACGAATAAAGCATCAGGAAGAGATAATATCACGGATGCAGCACACAATAGACAGCTTAGTGTTGAGTAATAAGCTGAATGTTGGCACCCATTGGGCAAAGAAAGACAGCACGAATGTGGTGAAGGAGAAGAATACGAAAGAGATAAAGTCAACATCAGCTCTTGATCTAATCACACTCTTTTTATTCTGGATAGCTGTTATTGGAATTTGTACATGGCTTTACAATAAACGATAGAAGACATGAGCAGAAAGAAACAAGACATAATAGAAAACACCGAGCAGCCGGAAGTCACCTTGCAAGACTTTGTTATCCCTGCCAAGATAGAAGCCTTCTGTGAGAAATACAAGCCGCTCGGCCATTGGCGCGAGGATTGCAACGTATTCACCGACTATCAGCTTCGCACATACTTTAAGGCCGTAGTTTGTCCGTTGGGTGATCCCTTGGCTTTGTACCTTCAGGAGTTGGCCGCAAGGGGCTTCAAGATGAAGGACGATGAATGTGGAGAACCGGTCATCTACGCTGCGCTGCGATGATGTTTGAATTACTAATTAATAATTACTAATTAAAAAATATAGAAATGAAGAAATTGCATTATTATTACAAAATTTTGGCTATATCAGATGTTGGCGAAGAGTTGCAAAAATTCATGCACCGTTGTCAAGAAGCCGAACAGAAGGCTCTCGATTGGGCCAAGAAACATGGAGCAGAGCACTATTACGAGTCGCCCGAAGGCATGGCAGGTGGAGTGGGAGCCGTGGAGTTTGCCGACACTACCGAACGTGACGGATGGGACCGGGCGGTGTCGCCTGAAGGACGAGTGTTCTTCTTCCCCATCGAAGGCACCGACTTAGAAAAAGAAATGAATGATCTGCCAGTCGTGAGTGAGGCAGAGCTGTTCGGCATACTCAACCTTCAATCGAATCGCACAAAAGACAACCTGCCATTGCCTATGACCTTCGGCAACAGCACGCCTATCGTGTTTCTGCATCAAGGCTACTGGTATGCCGACGTGCCGTATGTAAGTGCCGACATGACGCTAACGAAGATAGAAGAGAAAGAGTTTTATCGTCGCAAGATGGCAGCCATCAACGGACGTAATGTAATATGATTTTTTGTTTTTCGTATGAAGTTAATAATTGGTTTTTATGAAGTTAAGTTACACTAAAGTATAGCACATGTTTCCTTTGTTATACGAAAGCAGCCACTTATTCGTGATGAACAGGTGGCTGCTTTTTCGATTATTTGTTCAGCTCGTCGGACACCATATCGCTGCCATACTCCTTTGCTTTCAACAATTCGTATCTGTTTAACTGTCGAGTGAGATTAGCTATTTGGTTCTGCTGTGCGGCTATGATGTCGAGGAGCCGATTTTGGTTGTCAAGATAGCGCGACTCTATTGCGGTGTGCTGCATCTGCAATTTTATCAGACTTTTAAGGTTCTCGCTGTTCATGTTGCCCAGATTTGCAGGCAACGCGGCATCATCATTTTTCGTGTCTGCTACATCTTTTTTATCAGATGCCTCCTGTTCGTCTTCGACTGCATTTTCTTTTTTATCTTGTCTAACCGTTACCCCCGGAATAGTTGTGACGCAGACCTCGACATCAAGCGGGTCGAGATAACTCTTCTCACCAGGTAGACGTTCAGACGGAGCACGGTCAAAGCCGCCCTTTGGCTCAAGTTCATCATCTATAGTCGGTATGCCGGGCACAACGGCAGCCTCGCCATTGGAGTCGGCATCGCGGAAGAAGGCAGACAGTGGAATTTGAAACGCATTGCACAGACGAAGAAGACTGATTATAGGTAAAGTTCCCTCGCCGTTAAGCCAGCCTTTCCAACTGTTGTTTGATTTTGAACCCAGCGCGGCCTGTATAGTCTTGACTTGAAGCTGCGGGTTAGCAGCCAACCACTGTTTCAAAAACCCAAAATTGTACTGATATTTCATAACGTAAATATTATAAAAATTGATTATAGTGTAAATATAAGTTAAAGAAACCGTTAAAACGATTTTAAAATTTGCAACAACGATATTAAAAATATATCTTTGCATCAAATTTAAGAATTAAAAATCGAATGACCAAGGAAATTTTTAGAAAAATAACGGGTCCTCGCACGCCTATTGACATAAAAGACGTGTCAGCAGAAGAGAAAAAAGCACTGTTGCTTTTTTTGATGCCCAAGGGCTTTTCAATTGCGACCTTTTACAAAAGGTTCTTTCAGAAAGGTTTTTCGACTTGGGAATTGATAGGTGTTAAGGAATGTAAAAGGCAATTTTTATCTTCACCGAAGGTGAAGCGGAAAATTGAAGATTTTTATTATCCTGAACAGAACGCCCCCGAGGATTTCCCTCTTTCGCTGGCGGACGAAGACAACGGGCGCTTCTATGCAAAACTCAAGGAGCAGGGGCAAGGCCTTTGCAAGAAATTCGCTTTTTTCATGAAAGAGAACGGAATGAGCGAGCGGACGACATGCACCCGTTTTACGTCTGACAAATGGAAAGACTGGGAAGACATCGGCATTTTACCTTTGCTGAAAGTCTTTTCAGAACAAACCTCGCTACACCAAAACAATATAGATTAAAGTAAACCGTAAAATATATGATTGATGTTTCTGTCGATTTAGAAACCACTGGCCTTGCCCCCACGGCGGCCGTGATCTCGCTTGGGGCTGTGGCCTGGAAGAAAGATGCCGAGGATACTCCGTTTCTTCTAAACGACGAGAAGAAAGAAGATCCTTTTTTCAGTTATTATTATCATGTGGATCTTCGAAGCCTTTGGGTGCTCGGCGGCTTTACGTTCGAGAAGAAAGCATCTGACTGGTGGGCCTCACAACCGCAGGAAGCAAAAAACGAGCTGACCGCATCCGACAATGATGACATGCCTTGTTATCCCATTCAGACGGTTATCTTAGGTTTTTTTGACTGGATCAATTCAGTCAAGGAAGTGTTAGGTGAAAAGGAGGTTCATTTGTGGGCACAGGGAACGGATTTTGATATTGCCATTCTTCGCAACCTCTGTTCGCGTCTTGTTTACGCCTTACCTGTGCAACATACACATTTCCGTGATCACAGGACGTATATATATGAAGTTGGCGACCTTATCTACAAAGCCCTTGAACAGAAGACCGTCATTTCAGACTATATGTTTCTTCAGAAACGTTCACCTTATGCTTTGGTGAGCGATTACAAAGAGAAGAACGGTGTTGTTCATAGTCCTGTGTACGATTGCAAGCGCAGCATCTATACAACCTGGCAGCTGTCGGGTATGGTAAAAAGACTTTTAGATACGTCCGACCCGGACGCGGCTAAAAAAATAATCGAAGATATAAGAAATAAAGTACAAAAGTAAAATGCCCATTCTTCAAGACACATACATAAAGATGCCGTTCGTGCCGAAGAAGCGCATGGAGAAGCACCGTATCGCCTACACCATGCTGATGCGGGGCGATAATTTTGATGTGCCAACTCTTCTTTTCTACGGTGCTCCTTTTCTTCTCGTAAAAGACGCTTGCCAGTTGATATACAAATACATGTCAGGCAACGTGAAGAATCTCTGTATAGACAGAGAGCACTCATGTAGATTCAGAAACGGAAAATGTTATTGGCGTATAGCCGTGACTATAGTAGGTCTGAACGAACCCTTTTTGGCTCTTGAGGAGCTTGTCTGGATGTTGGTTTCCTGCATGCAACGTCTTTGCTATTGTAAGATCCGACATTACAGGACAGAGACGTTCTTGAACCTCTAAAAGAAGGTCTCGAAAATGTAACGACATAAAGGACAGTACGACGTGAAGGTAGCTGATTAAAAAAGCGTAGGGGACCCGTCGCCTTTCTTAGAGCGACGTTCGTCGGCTGTCCTTTCTCTAAAGATTTTAACGACAATTGTTGTAAAAACAGTTGTAGACAAATGTAAAATATAAAGGATAGTATGGTGACAGAGGTAGCGGCAACGTCCTCCTATAAGTAGGCTGTCAGGTGTGGATGTAAAAGCCTGAGAACACCTGCGATGTCGAAAAACGTTTGGCAAATCATCGGCTATCCTTTTTAAACAACGACTGCGATCATGTTCTTTCATCCTATCATAAATCGCCTCGCTAACATCGACCTGCACCTTCTCGTGAAGCCTGCCAACGAGCAGCGCATCGAGGGTCAGACCGCGTGTTTCTGTCCTATCTGCAAGAAGGGGCAGGACGCGGATGCCGATGTCAAGCAGACACCCCACTTCATCATTTATGAGAATGAGCGAGGTGGACTGTATTCGGGCGTGGGCGTTGACGACAACCGAATGGCAGAGCATGGTGCCGTAAAGTGGAAATGCACCCGCACGGGCAAGACCGGCTACGGAGCCATTGAGCTGTACGCAGCCAAGATGAACCTTCCGATGCACGGATATAGTCTTCAGCGCATCTGCCAAAGACTCGTAAAAGATGTGTATGGCGATACCGACGAGGTGCGCCGTGCCTTCCCAGAGGTGTTTGCCAAGATGGACTATCGTACTCAGGCACAGCAGACCATCGAGACATTCTCTTTCATGCCGAAGACCGACTTCTCGCCACAAGAGCTTGCTGCCCTTGGGTGTGAGGTGACGCTTGACAAGGGATTGCCTCGCTTCGGCTTTGGCAGTACGTTCACTCCCGACATGCTCAACAAGGACTTCCGTATCTATTCCCTTCTGAGCGTGACGCTGCCCGATGTGATACGCGACGGTCAGCATGTGAGCGAGATTATTCACGGCACACCCTGGAATCCGCTGTTCGTATGTTTCGCCTCGCAAGAGATAGGTCCGCAAAATTCATACGGATGTTTCTTCCGTCCGGCAATGGCAGGGAGTGCCCCGATAGTGTTCTCTACCGCCGAGGAGCATAGCGTGAGGAAGGTAAGCAAGTGGCTCATGGGCGACAATGTGTTTGTATATGCGATGGATCAGCGCAAGAGCGACAATACAGCCGTTCATGCGGCTATACAGAAGTTTGAGCCAACGGAAAAATACACCGAGAAGAAGGAAATATGGGTGGAACGTGAAGACAAGGACGGTGTGGGCAAGGGTACGTTCAAGCAAGAAAAAAAGAAGATACCTACTGCCGAGATAAAGGCTCGCAACATCGTTTTTTGCCGCACACCCGAAGACGCATTGAGCGTGTATTATGCTATGCGTTCCTTGCGCCTTGACAAGATAGAAGACCAGCATTTCCAAGATTTCTGTTGGTATCATGTGGCGTTCTCTATTGGTCGCAGAAACTTCTGGTATATAGAGCATGGCGAGTGGAAACGTGAGAATCTTGACTTTAGCGGTGTACAATATCAGAAGATGAACCGCTTTGCCGAGCACGTCATCATCCTATACCCCAATGATATTGTCTCACAGCGCGACTGCGGAGCTATATGCACCAAGTTCAGTTCATTGTACTATGCCATGTTACCTGAAGGGTTTCGGTCACGTTATTGCCGACGCTGGCAGTGGCTATATGGCTGCTCTCCCCGAAGCGTGCGCGACTATCTGCTGGCGTACACCATGAACGCAGAAGAGAACTTTCAGTTTGACCATGATGTCCGTCTGCCGCTTTACTCCAGTTTGCGTGGAGCGAGCAACACAGAGCCGTTTGATTTAGAATGGCCGCGTGACCCCAGAAGCGGCAAGCTAAAGCCACCTACCTGCAAGGTATCGCCTACGCGATTGTGGCTCTTTATGACTGCACGCGGATATTACCGCATGATAGACCCCGAGAGCACTGACCTCGTAGGACAGTATATCCACCTGAACAAATGCTTTGTGGAGTATATTGACGTAAAGAGCATTATCCAGGCAGCAAAGACATTACTGTTGAAATATACAAAACAGGCATGGCGATATAGCGACAAAGAGAGACGCTTGATGTCCGACTGTGCCAATATGGTAGACAAGGCCTTCACGGAAAAGTCTGCTGGAGGTTTGCAGAGCATGGTGATAAATTTTGCCGATGCCTTCGATGCCAAGACTGAGTATTTCTACTTCAATAATGTTGCACTGAAGATAACGCCCGACAGCATCCGCACGGTGTCTTATGACGATATAAACTTCTTCATCCCCTCGCTCGCCAAGAAGCCGTATGACTTCACGATGCGAGCGTTTAAGACACCTTTCACCATAACCGAGCGACAGGAATACCGCGACCGACTGGAAGCGATAGACAAGAAAGAGAAGATGCAGAATGAGGACGGGTCTTTGGTGTTCTCTACATTCGAGATAGGACAGATGAAAGCCGACCTTGAAGAATGGGCGCAAACCTACCGTTGGGATGTCAATTGGCAGGGGAAGCAAGAAAAAGACCTTTGGCCCATTTTGCGTATCGTGCGTGGTTGCTCCAACGTTCTTTGGGAGCGAGAGCAGGAAGCACAGCGCAACAAAGAAGAATTGACGGAATTGGAAAAAGCCGTAATCGGTGCTCATTTCGTCAATATGATTTCAGGCATTGGACGTTTGTGTTATCGTTCCGACAAGGGCATGATGCCAGTCTGTCCGTATTTCCTTGAAGATGACATTCCCGACGAGAAACAGGCTACTGGCGGTTCGGGCAAGTCTATCATCGTGAAACTGGTAGTTGGCAGTGCTGTGAACGTGCTCGACATTGACATGAAGCGTATGGAGCATATCAACGATGCAAGGTTTGTGCTGGGCAATCTACTCAGCGAGCCGTTCAAGTATAGGGTTCTACACTGGGAGGATAAGCAAAAAGGATTCCCAATGAAGTACTTCTACAATATGGTCACAACGGGACTGACGGTGGAAAAGAAAAGCGTAGATCAGGAACTTGTTCCACTAAAAGATGCCCCTAAACACGTTATCACCTGCAACTATCCGCTGTCTGATGATGATGATTCGACCGTAGGACGTTTCCCTCTCGTCAGCTTCTCGAATCGTTTTGCCCGAGCCAATCCGCAGAAGCGTAAGGCAGCACGTCTGATGTCTGCATTGATGAAGAACTTCAGTGATAAGCCGGAGGAAATTGACGACACTGACCGCAACCAAGCCATTTACATTTGCGCCCTTGCAGTGCAGTTCCTGATGCGCTATCACACCTTTGCCATTGCACCGCAAGGCAATGTGCGTCGCCGTCAGATGGTGCAGAAGCTCACCGAGAGCATTGTCCGCTACTTCGAGTGGTTCTTTTCTCGCAACGAGGTTTATGGTGTGCCGATATGTACGGATGATATGTTCAACGAGTTTATGCGCGACTGGGCGGATGCTTCCGAGGGTAAGAGTAAGGAGTATAGCCGAGCCACCTTCAAGAAGAAGATTTACGACTATTGCGAGAATATGTCGATAGCGTGCAACCCGAAGCACCTTTTCGAGAACGATAGCGACAAGCAGCGCAAATGCTTCAAGCTACAGGCATGGGTTACGCAGGAATACTTCACCGGACGCGAGTGGGAGAACGACAACACCATTGAGCCGAAATTCATTCGCTATCTCCAAACGTCAAAGCATGTGTTCTTCTTCTACCGTCCTGGCAAGGATGCGATACCGAAGGACTACCGAGAGTTAAAACGCATAGCAAAAGCATTTGCCGAACAGCCCGACCCGCTGCCATACCGCGATGATGACGGAAATATCGTACAGCTCACCGATGAAGAGAAAGAACGGTGGGAGAATAACAAGACGCGCAAACAGGGTAGGCGAATGGCTCCATTTGTGGCAACAAATAGCACAACGGTAAGTGTTCCAGATATAAAGGATGAGGAGAATATGCCGTTCTGAGAATTAAAAACAAGAATGCAACATTTTTAATTTATTATAGATTATGGAAAAGATAATTTTGCGAAAGGACTACAAGACAAGAGTAGTGCCTGTTGAAGAAGCGGTTGGCCATTATTTAACAAAGAAGGCCGCTCGCACATGGACCGAAGAGTTTGTTGATGAAAGCACGAAAGAAATGGTAAAAATAGACCGTTGCGAGGTGTTGCTGGAGCGAGGAAAACTTATCACCGACAAGTTGGCTAACGGACTTAAAAAGCAGGGCGTTAATGAGGTTGAAATTTCTGACTGTCCTTTCCGTGCGGAAGAGGAACAGTATTTTTCTCGTCTCGTTCATGTAAAAGTTACTGTTCGTAGCAGCAACGACGAGAATGCCGTGCTTATCGTGCGTAGCGACTCTCTGCGGGGAGCACAAGATTGTGCCATTGACTATGCTGAGGGAGCCGTAAACAAGATCTTTAATTCTAAAGAGGCAAACTATGTGTATATAACCAAGTCGGAAATCATCGGCAAGTTCCATTTCATTGGTCGTACAAGTGCCGACATTGAGGAGGAAGAAGAACAGCTGAAAAAGGATCCCGATGCACTTGTAAAAGAGCCGTTCAAGGTGAAGGCTAACTTTATAGATGCTGACGTCTATTTTCCCAATGACCGATCTCATTATGGAGTTCATAAAAACGAGATGTTTGTTGTGTGGGCATACGATGTGGTGACAGCTAAAAACATCGTTTTTGGCTATCTCAAACACAAATTTAAAACCGTATTGAACGACCGGGAGACCTTGCGCATTGTAGGGGCCACACAGTTCTATGCGCATACTTATGTCCCTGCTGAGTACTGCAATGAATATATCAAAGACGAGCGAAAAAAGCTTCCGGTAGAAGAGTAAAGCAATGCTTTGATGGTTAGTAATAAATATAAATAATTAAAACAACAAACAAAATGGCAAGTTACAGCGGCAACATTGACTATCTTGCACCTAACGGTGTAAAGGTGTTAAAGGGAATTGACAATGACAATCTCGAGAGAGTGTACATTTGCACTCCTTTGGATGTAAATGAAATTAAGTTGGAGCGTCATCCGCAGGACCCAAACCGTATGGTGGCAAAGATGCGTGTTAACATCTGGCCTCTGAGTGAGAATTATAAGAATGTAGTGCGTCGTTCAGCCCAGGAGCGTGGCAATGCCAATGTTTCCGTTCCTACACACGAAATGCAGATGTCTTTCTCGGTTGGCTACATCAAGGCGGTAGCGCAGAAGTTCCCGAAGCTCGTAGAGCAAGTGAAGGAGGCAAACAAAGAGCGCGACCCCGAAATCATGGGTCAAGACCCCACCGACGAGAATACCCACCTCTTCAAGGCTATTCGTCAGCGCATGAATAAGCGACTGGCTATGCTCTACCAGCCACAGACAACACAGCAGCCTTCTCCATACGCCACACCGAATGTAGGCGTAGCAGGAGCAGCCACCGGATATGTGGCACCAGCCGAGGGTACCGATCCTCTTGCTGGCTTTACCGATGCCGATGTAGGTGACATGCCGTTTTAAGAATTAGGAGTTTTGAGTTTTGAGTTTTGAATTATGCGCAAGCGCATTTTGAATTATTCATTTTTGAATTAAGATGATAAACAAACTCAAAATTCAAAACTCGACAACTCAAAATGTGCGACGCGCATAATTCAAAATTTAAAACTCAAAAATATGAAACTTCAAGCTCAATCTTCACGCGCTCTTTATGCGGCGCTCAACAAGTCTATTAAATGTATAAGTTCAAGAAACACAATAGCCATTCTTGGCAATGTGCTGATAACACAGAAAGATGACCGTTTCTTTTTCGTGTCGTCAACGGGCGAGTCACGTCTTACTCTCCCTGCACCATTGACTCTTGTCGGAGGTAAATATGAGGGTCCGGTGTGTATTCCCTACAAAGAGATCGTTTCACTACTATCTTCTTTGTCCGACTGTGTTGTCACGTTTACGTTCAACGATAAGAAGAGCCTGACAATGGAATATAGCACAGACGAGACTCGTACAGGAAAGTGCGACATTCCTTGTTTTGACGGTGCCGAATATCCCAATATGACAGACCTCGACGAAGAGAAGACAATGCGCCTGTCTTTGTCTCTTTCGCTCTTTCAGTCGGTCGTTACCGATGCTTCGCGTTTCATCGTTGAGAACGAGCTTCGTCCTGTCATGGCGTGTCTGCTTCTTGATGTGTCTGAAGACCGCTCACGCATCAATTTTGTTGGAACCACCGGCAAGATCCTGTTCAAGTGCAGCCACTCCAACGATCCTGCCCACGGTGGCAGCGACTTTTACCGCGGTGGAGAGCCTCGCCCCTTGCTTATCAGCTTATGTTATTTCAAGGTATTGTCCGTTTTAGGCGAAGATGGTACCGTGGACATTTCAACGGATGGCAACATAATGGTCTTTACGTCAGATGGTATGGAGATCCGTTGTCGTTGCGCAGAAGGCCGCTATCCCTCCTACACAGCAGTAATTCCGGCGAAAAACCCTTACTTCTGCGTTGTTAACAAGAAAGAACTTGTAAACACTATAAGACGTGTCGGTGTCTTCGCAAGCAGCGAATCGAACCTTGTGATCATAAAAAAGAAGGGTGCGTTCTTGGACCTCTCAGCCCAAGATACCGATTTTGCAAGAGCCGCCGAAGACCAGGTACCCTTGTTGTCGGATGACTGTCCCGACAATTTTTGCATTGGTACCGCAACGAACGAAATCTGCAATTGTCTACTGACTATCCCGTCAGACACGGTGCGCATAGCCGTGTCTGACCCGACCCGCGCAATGGTCATTACGGCCGATGATCCCGCGTCCTGCATCATGACCCTGTGTATGCCGATGTTGATCAATGACTAATCAATTCAACATTCAACATTCAAAAATAAAAATATGGACGATACCCTTCTGTTTATCCCGCCTTGCTGTGTAGACAGTAAGCTGCCGAGAGCCGTCATGCAAGCCCCATCGCGTGTGCTTACGTTTTACACGCATGGCGACGTAACCTTTGAGCGCTTTTATAGGGCTATCAGCCACATTGTCGTAGATGCTCACGTCATGGTGCTGTCCATGCCTCTTGTGACCAACGACGTGGCCCTGTTTCTTCAGTTGTGTTTTGAGAGAAAATGGATTACACACATGGTGCTTTCCACTTATCACTCATGTGACCGACTGTTAGAGAAATATCTTAGCGAGTACAAAGACCGCATGTTATATGTACGCAGCGACGATGCTGGTGAGATGGCCTCGCACATGGTGCTTTACAACAAAGACAGAGCACTCGTCCTCACAGGCCTGATGCTTGACCGCCCGAGACTTGACGTTCGTCTGATGTGTTATACTTTGACATACTATCCCAGTCACATTCTGTCGTCTACGCAGCAAGACTGGGGTAATGCCCTTCGCAACGCTCTCTTCCCCGATGTTCTCAGACATCGCAAGGAGCAGTTTGCGCACGGCATAAAGCGCATGGAGGACCGTGAGCTTGACAAGTTTCTGCATCTGGAGTTTCCTCCTTTGCATGACTAACAAAACTATTGTTCTATGAATAGGTTAACACACTCATATACAGAGCTCCGTATGTTCATGGAGCGCTGGCAGTGGGACGATCCGCGCACAGGAAAGCGTGTTACGGGCTTCGATCCTCCACAGACAGCAAGAAACGTAGAGCGCAAGTCGTTCTACATCAAATTTCTTACTAAGACAGGACATGTGGACGAGGGTATCTGTGTTTGTCTCTCCGTTGACACCATGCGCCACCAACGTAAGGTGAAGTTTGTGGAGAGCGGTGAGATAAGGGTCGTTAACGACATCCTTGTGTTAAACGTAGACGGCACAAGATTCATAACACACTAAAGAGTTTATAAATGTAAATAAGTAAAAAGTGGATTTGCAACGTTATTACATGACCGTTTCCGTTCGTGAGGATAGAAAAGTGTCGTTTACCTTTGTTATGCAGTCACTCTCGGTTCGTGAGAATAGAGAGTGTTTTTAAAAACAATTAAAACGATTATATACTATGTGGAACTTTATAAAAAACAGAAATAGCAAAAAGTCTGCGTCTCTTAAAAAAGAGATGCGCGACATTGTGACCATAACCGAAATTTTCAAGAAGTTTGAGCAGCATGGCCTTGTGTCTTGGCGGTTAAAAGACAAGGTTCTCCTTATTGAAGAGTCTTTGGCCCTCGTAAATATGGCAGGTGGACGCGAGGCTTTTCAGAAGTTTCTTGATCAGGCGGCCATGTGGCAGAATGCCCGTTTGATAAGCGACGGCTACGAGGCTTACCGCATAAAAGTTGAGACCGATGCTGTGCGTCAGGCAGAGAAGAATTTTGCCGTGCTCACAAAGGCCGACATTGCTCGCATCCGTCAGCACGCAAGGCGGGAGATGCGGATGCTCCCTCTTGAGGAGCTTGACTATATAAAAGAGTTTGACATATTCATCATCAGAAGTCATGCTCCTTCAGCACAGAACGCAGACCCCAAGAGCGACGAGCTGCTTGCCGTGGGTCATTATGACGGCAAAAAAGTAGAAATGGCCCTCTACGAGGACATAAAGCACAACTTGATAAACACCGACGAAGATGATTAAACTGAAGCTTGACCATCAAGATCTGCTCTTTGCCATTGAGGGCTTCGCGCGAGGCTCCCATCTGCGCCAGCATGTCTGGCAGCAGATCGTCTATAAGAGCATCCCTCAGATGACCAACGACGATCTTGACTTTTTATGGTATTTCTGTCGCCGCGACCTTTTCGGGTGTTATTTCCCGTCCTTTTTCGATGGCAGACGGCTGCCTAAAGCTCCCGGCTGGCTCGACTACTTGCATGTGCTCGCGGCCCTGCATAGGAGCAATCGCTTCAATGTGGTTTTCGTGTCACATGCCGACAACAAAAAACACAAAGCCCTCTGCTACCGTTTCGACGGCTTGTTTCGCCCTCTTGCCGTTGACGGTCCGATGCGCATAAACAAACTTGAAAGTTTTCATTCTTTCATTCCTACCGACGACATTGTGTGTATGAGAAGGCATCTTTACAACGACAATAAGTATGTGCCGGAAAAACATCTTGTCTTGTGGCAAGACATAGACATCTATGAGCACCCTGGAGATGTGGAAGCGGAAAGTTTAACATTTTAATATTTTAAATTACAGACATCATGGAACCATTATTTGTCACACGCCGTGCCTTGCTAACTCTTAGCAACGGCAGCAGAATCATGTCACAGATACAAATTACCCCCCCATAAAGTCATCTTTTTAGACCAGTTGGAGAGAACGCTTGTAAAAGAGTTAAACAGAAGCCAGCCACATTTACAAAATAAGGTGGTGAAAATACATATAATGAGAAACTGAACAAAAGAATGTTGTAAACCTTTTAAAACCAAAACGAATGTCGAAAACAAAAAATATAACATGTGACAACGTAAAGGACATTATTCGTCTTGCATGCCCATATTATGAGAAGAAAAGCGAGTTACACAATTATGACTCGTTCATGTTTGTAGAGAACTCGCTGTGCAGTTTGTTATTAATTAAAAACGTTTTCCCTGCCCCGCAGGATCTGCCAGAGATTGAAACCGAATGCGACATTCTCTGTCCGCTGGAAGAAACGGGTAAAGATTTTTTCGTTTGCAATATCGACACTGTGCTGCTCAGAACGTCCGTGCTTGATGTTGTGGATCGGTTTGTTGATTGCAAGAAATACCCATGCTGTTACCAGCGCGCCTTAAAAGAGGACGATAAAGTAGTAATCATCAAAAACAGGCACGTCTTTCTCAGCGCCCTCGAACACGCAACACGCTTGTTGCCCCTTTGCGGCATTGAGAAGGCAGAACTTCTCGACATAGACGACAGCCTTGTGTTCGTCGGCAGGAAAAAAGGCAAAATTGCCGCAGCTATAAAAATAGAAAAGAAAACACCACGGGTAGGGTATAAAAGCCCGGTCGTAAATATCCTTCCGGGCGGTCTTTCTTTCAGCACAGACTCTGAGATTCGCGCAGACCTCATTCTTAACACCATTAAAACGCTCAATGAAGCCAATGAGGTGGCAAAGGAGCACAATTATCTTTTCATGAAGCTCTACGAGGTAGGTCTTGTTATGCGGGCAGACGTGTTCGTTCTCGCCCATTCGGAACAGGAGGCAAAAGCGATCGCGTGGAGAGACGCAGACAAAGACGATTTTTCCGATGCCTTTGAGATTGAGGATTGCGTCAAAGCAAGCATTGAGTCTGTACCAACGGAGGGCGATTGCCGGGTCTATTGTGAAAACGGCCCGATATATTGTGATGAGTTTCATGAGACCTTCGACGATAAACTGCAAGAAGAGCAAGATTAACACCGGTCATTCAAATAATGTAGATATGAAAGAATATATAAGACTAAGGAATTTTTGCGTAGTTTGCCAAAAGGTGCTAAGCTGTATAGCCCTTTGTTTGGTTGGGTAAAGGTAGTTGAAGTGAATGCTTCTGGAATCTGTGTAGTAAGTCTTTCTGACCCAAAAGACAATGATAGTTATCTTTTTCGCGACGATGCACATTTAGCCAATTTTGAACAAGGAGAACCTATGCTACTACCTTCTGTGTCGTGCCGTAGTTGGGACATTCTTGATTTTAATGATGGGGACATAGTGGCTGTAGATACTCTTTCAAATAGTGGCAAGATGAGAACTTATATTATGAAGTTTAAAGGTTTGTCTACTGACCCCTTTTTTACTGTCCACTATTATCTTCTTGCATCTTTAAAAACAAGGACGTTATTAATTGACCAGGAGATGATCATTAGTGGTTCGTGTCCAAGTGAACGACTAATTGCTTTTAGGTCCGCCACAGAAAAGGAAGAGGAAAAGTTTAAGGCAAAAGTCGAAAAACTAAATTTGAAGATATGAGCCCTAATTTAAATAAATTTATAAAGCAGTACAAGAACAGCTGCAATAAGTTGGCAGAACTCGTCAACGAACAGCTCTTCGACGGCTGCCGCAAGTGGTACTGGATAGGTGAAGAAGTAGGCGGTGTGTGCGACTTTGAAGAATGTGACGTGTTGAACCCGGAAGACATGGTGCGCATCATCGAGAATGGTATGTTTTACGATGAATACGCCGAATGGCGTGATGCTAACCTCGACAACAACCGATATATCAATCTCAAGTCGTGGTTGATGGGAGCAAGGCATGAGATGTTTAAAGAGGAAGAAACTGAAAAACAATAAATAATATGGAAACAAAACGTAAATATACCGACGAGCAGGGAGCCGACAAGGGCATCATTCATTTGATGATAAACAGATTTTGTGGCAACTCTTGTCCGTTGTGCTGCAACAGGCAGTATGACCTCGACATGGTGCCTGTGGCAACTGTAGAAGAGCTGAAGGCAGCGCATACCGTTTTGCTCACTGGTGGCGACCCGTTTGCTTTGCCGGATATTACCGGTTTTCTCTCGCATCTGCGCCATGATTATTTTAATATCAAGCGTATCTATATCTACACCTCTGGCTGGCTGAAGTTCTCCAATAAGGATTTCCGTCGCTATCCTGGACAAGTCTTTGGAAAGGTGAACGGTATCAACTTCTCGCCGAAGAGTAAGGCGGATTATGCAGCGATAAAGAATATTCTGACGGATGCAGATTTTGCGATAGACTTCTTTGCTCATGTTCGCAGCAATCGCATCATTCTAATGCCTAACGACTTTATGACTCGTAAGGAGCAGGAGGAATACATCGAGAGCCTACCGCTTAAAGGCTTGGCTTTCTATGGAGCAAAATTTGAGGTGGAATATCGGGAATGGCAGGAGGAGTTTAAGCCTAGCGGAGGCGTGTGGCGCAGACTGCCAGTGTTCTTGTAATTATATAACCCCAATCCACAAAGCAATTTGTGATAAGCAATTTTCATCGTATAATTTTTAGAAGGGCAGCCGTTGTGATAATGCCTACCCTTCGTCTTTATTAAAAAAGTCTAAAACTCCAAATTGAATAATTCAAAATCGCCAACGGCGATAATTCAAAACTCAAAATTCAAAATTCAAAACTCGATCATCTTCCGCTCGGTAGCACAAACCATCCTCCACCGCCACGGAAGAACTTGCAACCTAAGTACAGAGTGTCAAAAGCGTCCGTAAAATCGGTACGGTTTTCTAAAGGCAGCGTGTCTTCGCTTTCAGGCTTTTTTTCTTGACTCTTATTTTTGTGAAATCCTCGATACGAAATCTGCACCTCACACAGCTGCATGGCAATGATAAGGTCGGGGTTGTTCGGTTGATTGATGCGGATGGCAGGGTAGGAGAGGTGAGCCAAGCCGTCGTTGATGATCTTGTGCTTTACCTCGTGCTTCTCGGGTGCTCCCATATCAATGGCCGTCACGTTCCACCCTCGCTTCTCTAATTCTGCAATCACTGTCATATAGAATCGCTCGTCCGACGAAGCATACGATGCGCCCTGCTTTGCCGTGGCATCATAGAAATACGTCACGTCGCGGTTGATGGCTCGCTTGGGAGCATAATAATCCGAAAAATCAGCAATCAGTTCACGCAACTTGCGCTCGTTCTTCACATAGAAGCTCTTGATGACGTTCAGACATTCCATGCCGTCGCGCTCGTACATTTGCCCAACCACCAACGTATTTATGTTAGCATTGTAATCCACCCCAATATACAAAGGGAGGGTGTTGATGCAGTCGGAGTCCTGGCGTGAGTCGTTGCGCTCGCCCAATTCTTTAAAGTCGGGTTGATAACTCTCGCTCGTAACTTTCCTTCCACCGATGATGCCCGACACCTTTTGCGTGGAAAATTTTGCGGACGACAAGGGGTCTATTTCATCTGGTATATAGCCGTGGACATGATCGATGTCGAGGTTGGAGTAAAATCCGTCGTTACTCTTCTGTATCTTTTCATTCAGAATTGAAACAGCGAAAGTGTAGGGTGGAAGGTCTCGCTTCATCTGACGGATGTAATCCTCACCCAAAATGTCCACATTGTCGAGCGATGACGCACGGCGCACGCAGAAAGCCACGCGGCGCAGCTCACGCAAATTGTAGTCGTAAAATTTCTGCTTACGATAAAGCATCTGCATTTCAAGATCTTCCTCGTAAGTAATCAGATATTCGTAATCATAAACCAATTTGGCATCGTCTTGCGGAATAAGTTTATAGTTGACAGCCATCTCTACCATTGCCTTCGTGACGTGCATACCATGATTAGGCATAATGCGGAACTGTCCTTCATGCTTCATCATCTTCAGAGCTACGGCACGCATAAAGGTGCGAGTTTCTTTTGGCACGACGTGAACTAAGTGCCCATTCTTCTTGGCGTTGTATAGAAGATCGTTATAAAAAATCACCTTATTGGCGTATTCCTCTAACACTTCCTGCACCCACCGATAAGTCTTGCCTTTGAACGGCCCTGCCTCAATTTGCAAGTCCAGTTTCTCTTCCTCCCTCTCCAGCCACGAACCTTTGGCAGTGAGCGAAGCATCCGAGAGAAAGCGTGTACTTTTATACATCGGGTTATAATCAGAGAATTTGATGATGCCATCCGGATGCGTCTGGCCCGAAAGAGCCGGCATCAACTCGTCCGTTACTTTCTTATAAGGAAAGAACCTCGCCTCGTCGCCCACCATCGCCGAGAAGGTGTAAGAGTTGGCAGAGGCGGTCTGCGAGAGTGATATAAGCACCCATCCGGCACCATTGGCAAACCAAATGTAGTTGTCATAGTTCTTAGGCTTGAAGATACTCTCGCGAGCATGTTTCGGCGGTCGTCCCCAACCAAAATGAATGCCCTGCGTAAAGCCAAACATACGCTCCATCGCCGCCATCGTACTTGGTATGGTCTTGCCGAAGCCCTGCTGACGCGACACAGCCACCCATGCGCCGAGCATACCAGGCATGGAGTTGCTTGCCATCCAAACGTAAGGAGCCACAAGTCCGTCGGTCTTACCCACACGGCGGGCAGCAATCACTCGCTCGTCCTTGGCTCCCATGTATAGCGACTGTTGCTGGAATTTAGTTAAGTATATGTTATGCGCTTGCTGCATGTTTTTGAGTTTTGATTTTTGAGTTTTGAATTTTGAATTATCGGCTATGCCGATTTTGAGTTATCCATTTTTGAATTTTGAGTTGTTATTCTGAACCTTACAATTCCTAATTGAACAATTCAAAATCGCCAACGGCGATAATTCAAAATTCAAAATTCCTAATTCCTAATTCTGCCGATGTGCCATTTGCTGCATGTCCTGCATCTGTACACCGTATACCCCTGCGCTTTGAACTTCGGTTTCTGATTGAGATGTTCCCAAGCATCATCCTCGGTCTCGTAGGCCTCCTTCGCCTTCCACGAGCGTTGCTTGCGTGTGTAATGCTCAGGGTCCGGCTTGAACGGCGGCACCTTGTTAAAGTATTTGTGTCGGTTGTTACTCATGTCTTGTTTTTGTGTTGTTGTCGGTTGTTTTGTCAGAAGAGGGTAGGCTGTGCCAGCTCCAGTTTGATGCGCTTACAAGCCTTGTCGTAATACTCCTTGTTGAGCTCGAAGCCGATGAAGTTGCGCTTCTCGCGAATGGCTGCAATGGCAGTGGTGCCGTTTCCCATACAGTTGTCTAATATGGTGTCGCCCTCGTTGGAGTATGTACGGATGAGATACTGAATGAGAGCTACGGGCTTTTGGGTGGGATGGATCTTCTCCTTATCCCGAATAAATTCGAGTAAATTTATAGGGAAACGAGAACCATCACTTACTGTCACAGTTCCTCCATTCTGCGCTTGACATTTTCCTCGTACCATTGCTGTGTCTTTTCGTTGAATGCCACTTTTGCAGACATAAGGCTTGCAACCCTTAATCATTTGAGGATGATACTCCATATACTTTTTTTTCTTGCTTTCAGTTGTTGCAGCCATTCCGAAAACACATATATCCTCTGTAATCTTCAATGGTTGATGATGGGAATTTAAGTAATTAGTACCACTCTCCTTTTTCCATATCCAATTATACTTATACATATCTATGTTCGACATGATAAGCGCAGACGTAAAAGGTTGCTGACTAAACAAGACTATAGCACCAGTATTTTTTATGATTCTCTTGTATTGCTCCCACAACTTGTCAAAAGGAATTACGCTATCCCAAGCGCAAGCAGTAGTACCATACGGCAAATCGCATATCACGCAATCCACACTCCCGTCCGGAATCCTTCCCATTCCTTCCAGGCAGTCTTCATTATATATCTTATTCAGTTCTATCATGCTTTGTTGTTTCGTAAATCTATCAGTTAAACCATTTCACAGTTGTCTCGCCTTTATATCCTTTCTCCCACACGAACCAGGCGTAAGCCGCTGCGCTGCTGCCGTACTTGTCGAAGTCGCCATTCATAGCGCATTTCAGTCGTGACGAGCTTACCCAAACACGAATGGGGGGGTAGAACGGAAGAGAGCGCGTCGCCCCTTGCCTTCGAGGAAAGTCAGTTTCAGGAACATTGCCACCTTCTTTCCTTCGGGAATGATGCTTAGAGCCTTCTCCACAAACTGCTGCGCATATTTGTAGGGCGGATTGGTGACGATGTTTCCGTCCCACGCCAAGTTGTCTATTGCAAGGAAGTCTGCCACCTCGCCGTAACCTCTATCCACAAGGTCGCGGCTCGCCACATCATACCCTGCTGCCTCCAATACCCTACTCATGTGACCCTCGCCACACGAAGGCTCCAATATCCTTCCCTCAAATCGCTCCAGCTTGCACAGCCATTCCGTCGCTTTCGGCTCAGTGGCATAGTAATCCTCCCGCTGCCGATCCGCATCCGTATGGTTGCTTGCGCCTAACGTCTTGAATACAGCGGCTGAGCCGCCCACCCAGTCTTTTCTTTTTATGTTGTTATTCATATTGTGTAGAGTTTGTGTTGTTTATAATGAAATTTACAGCTTTAGAAGAATTTTACAGGCTGACTTTTATCGATTAACTTGCGAGTTTTTTCAGCACAAGCGGCCACGCATTTTTCTACTGCTTCGGTGATGTCCAGGATTTGGCCCTCATGCATATTGTTGTATTTATCACAAGTGTCCTCTATTATTTTGTAGAGAGTCTGTTTCTGCAAAGCCTCCATATAGTCCACATATTCCTTGCACGTCTTGCGCCGTGGTCCCTTTACCCAATCAATGAAGTCCTTCTTCCAGTCCTTCCATGTCTTGATTTTTATTGTTATCATTGTCGCTTACATTTTGAATTGTCGTTTCAAGAAAGAATTACTCTTTATAAGTTCTATCATTTCCTTCTCTGAGTGTAAACCCTCCCAAAATACTTCAGTATGTGAATAACTTCTTTCATCATCAACAGAGAACGGCACGGCATAGTTGGTATATATAACGCCGTGATGTTTTATCAAGTGGCGACCCGGATTTTTGTAGATGTTATCAATCCACTTTTCGTTGTCACATTCAGTCCATATTTTGTATTCTTCATGGGTAAGGCCCTTGTCGATACCCATAGGATAGTGCCCAGCCTTGCCGTTGCCTTCTGTTCCGAAATAAATGATCTTTGCCATATCGTGATTGTTTTATGTTGTTTTATAATTCGCCAAAGTCCAGTTTCATCTGTTGGAATTTCTCGGCATACCATTGTTTGTATGACTTGCCCGAAATCCACCAGTCGTAGATATTTTCCGCTATTTCGTTTTCTTGCTCCTCCGTCAAGCGGTCAGAAGAGGAGCTGGACGAAAACTCTGGTGCTGCGATATTCCATACACCTCTGTTTTGTCTCCAATGTTCCGGGTCTGGATGTTTGATGTAACCGCCTGCGTCCTGAGCAATCCTCTGACGTTTCTGAGAGGCATCCAGTCCTTGCGGATGTTCCACCAGATATATTCTCTTTTGAATACCCCCGTTTCGGATAGCCTTAATAGCCCCTATCCAGTTGCGCTTGATATGCGGATAGCGTTCATTCTCGATACGCTTCTGCTTTGCAGACGACATAGGGCAGCCGATGCAGCCTATGCGATGCCAACCCTCATCGTAGAGCGAGCAATGCGGAACCTTCACCACATCGTTAAGAAACTCCCATACGTCCTTTTCCGTCCAATAAATGATGGGTGAGATAAGCAGACTCTCTTTGCCGTGGATGCAGCTTAATGTCTGTTCTTCATCAGCATTAGTGATATTCACGCCTTGCTCCTTGGATTTACGGCGAGCACGTTTAGCCTTTAGTTCCTGTCGGTATTCGTCCAGACCTTCAAGATTGCCACTAAACTTCCGGTTATTTATTTCTACCTCATTTCGTTTGGCTCGGCGTGCACTCTCTGCCTTGCGGATGCCGATTAGCGTTACCTTGCCAGCACCTGCCGTTTCCTTATATTTAGCGCAACACCAGCGCACACGCATAGTGGGCAGAATCTGCTTTTCTACGGCAATCTGAAAGATAGATTTGCCAGGCTTTAGCAGTTCCACCTCGGGATAGTTCTTAACGAAACGTATCACTTCGGGTGGATCAACGCTCGTAAGATTCATGTGAGCGCGAAATTTCACCCCCGCCAACTGAGTCATGTGGAAAAGAGCTTGAGAATCCTTTCCACCACTAAACGCCAAGTAATATCCATTCTCGGCATCATAGTTGAGAGCTATTTTCTCTGCTTTTTGCAGTAGTTCCACTGAGTGAAGCATCTTTTTTCGCAGTCCTTCCGAAGCTCGCTCCAATGCTTCAGCAAGTGTAATGTCTATATTCATAAATTAATTAAACTAACTATTGGATTCTTCACTTTTCACTTTTCCCTCTTCACTCTCACCTTCCATATACTCGAAGTAGTCAGGTTCTTCCTCTCGCTTGTCGCTAAACATTTCTTCGTCTTCTATCTCTTGGAGGTCTTTTGTAGTAAGACCATACTTGCGGGCCATGCGCAGCTTCTCCTCCTCGGTGTAGTTGATGCGGTCGCGCTTCACGATGCTCACGTCCTGCGTGATGGCAATGCGACTCATGTCCGGCATCTCGTCTGTAGCGTCCTTCTCCTCCTGAAAGTTGCCATACACATTAGCTAAGGCTTGCATACCCTTATCCACTGCACGGTCGTTGTTCTGCTGCTTACCCGTGCGTATCAACCACTCGGCACTGCTCAGATACATAGCCTTGTGGCGTGGGCTCTCGTCGGTCTGGAAGAACCGTATCAGATGGTTGCACACCAGTACGTCGTTGTTGAGCTCCGTGACCGTGCGCGGACAGATGTTGCCATCGTCATCAAGCGTAATCTTCAGCGCAAGCACATACTCCTGCGCCTCTTTGTTGCCCTGCGCTGCCTGGTTGAAGAACAGTTCATAGTCGCGTCGGGCAATATTGCGGCACACCGTCCGAGGGTCGATGTCCTTGTTTTGCACCCATCGTTTATAAAACTCCGAGCATATCTGCATACGGTAGCGTTGATCCAGCTTGGGGAACGCTGTCTGCATACTCGTGCCGTAAGAGAGCCACTTGTCGATGCGGGCCAATGTATTTTGCGTGATTCCTGACATAGTTTTGTGTTTTTATATAGCCAAAGTTACGATAAACTTTCTTCCCCATACGGACATGAATTTAAGTGAAGAGGGAAGAGTGAAGAGTGAAAAATCCATGTGCGTTCGTTGCTATTGGATTCTTCACTCTTCACTTTTCACTTTTCCCTTAAACCCATGTCCGCATTGCGTAGCATCTTATCAGTAACTTTGTTGTATAAAATTCAGGATAACAACACAAGACACAACACAAAAACATGAACAATCCATTCTATGTCTCGCGAGCCATTGCCGCAGTGCTCGGCTTGCTGTGGGTTCACATCGAACCCTCTATCAATTTTATCACCGTGTGTTTCTTCGCCCTCATCATCGACTGCTATACGGCGTGGAGGTGCAACCGTCGCATCTACCAAAGATACCGCGAGGAGATAAAGCGTAACCCGAAGTGTAAGATGGACGGTAAGCTGCGCTCCAAGAAGATGGCAAAGATGGTATGGACCTTCTCGGTCTTAATCATGTGCATCTGCCTCGCCTCGTATCTCGACCGCAACATTCTCGGCTACATGAACACCCACCTCGCCAACCAACTCACCGCCATGTACTGCCTGGTGCAGTTTGTCAGCATACTCGAAAACGAGAGCACCTGCAACGGTGCGGCCTGGGCAAGAGTGCTGCAAAAGATTGTGGCAGACAAGACCGAGCGACACTTCAACGTGAAGCTGAAGGAGCTTATGAAGGATAAGGAGGAGAATGAAGAGAAAAGTGAAGAGTGAAGAACGAAGAGTGAAGAATCCATGTGCTTTGCTAATGGCGAACATTCAATACTTGAAAAGAACATTCTATTTCTGTGAAATCTGTGAAATCTGTTGATAGAATAAAAATCCAAGTCACATGACAATAAGCAACATTCTTGAGCATTGGGCTTCCATCTACAAGCCCCTTTCTCACAACCCCGAAAGCGAACGCCTCGAAGACCAGAGTTTCTTCCGCATCCGCTACATCGACCTTGAGAACATTTTTTCCCGTAACGCCAACATCGTTCACTCACCGTGTATGCTATACAGCGTACTGACTACTGGCGAACTCGTTGACGCAAAGAAGGCATCTGTCTCTCACCAGGTGTGGTTTCTCGCTAAAGTAAAAGACACACCGCAGACCCTTGGCCGTTACGACGGCAACAAGATAGAGCGCACGGCCAGCGACCTTACTGACTACTGCAAGGACCTCATAGCCTGGCTTATCGAGGTAAAGCGCACAGGCCGTTGTCCCGTAACAAAGCGGTCGTTTGCCGACGATGCCGTGGTGATGGCAGAGCTGCAAAGCATCGATACCAGTTCCATCTCCTTCGGCATGGTGGGCGACATCTATGCCGGACAATGGCTCGTGGTGGGCATGGACTGGAAGAGCCTGCAACCGCTCTACAACTTCGCGTGTGGCAGCAACGGCAAGTATATCGTGCCGAAAGAGGAAAACTCTGATGATAATAAAGAGTAAAACGTCATGCCAAAGCCAATACAAGCCCCAGCTTTTGATTTTAAAGACACCGCACGATGGTATCTTGGCGACGTGTTGCGTCAGCTCAAGATAAACACCGAGACGCAGTGCATCTTCCCGAAGGAGATTTACAGCGGCTTCCGGGCAATAAACGATGCCCGTGGAGCACGCGGACAATGGCACGCCGAAGGAGTGGGCGTAAACTCTTTCCAAGGCAGGATTGTGAACGATACTCCCGAAGGTTGGACCTACGAGTTTACCTACAACGATTATATGCGCTTTGTGGATATGGGTGTAGGTCTCGGCACTAAGTACGATGATGTGGATAGCGCACGAAAGGCCAACTACTCTCGCCGCTATGTCCGTTCATGGAAACGCTATGGAGCGGGTCGCTCTCAGCGTCCTGCCATTATGATGGAGCTTCGACACCTGAAATCGCGTATGCAAAACTATCTCGTTGACTTCTACGGCTACCAGGGCGAAGCACAGATAATTAAGGCTTTTGAGGATTCTGACATCCATATCACTCTCTAACAACACAAAAACAGAAAACAATGGCAACACAAAGATTAGCAAAAGTAGTAATCACGGCCAATGCCTCTACAGCCAAAAAGGTATTGGAAGAGATTGACGCTCTTGTGCAGAAATATACTGCCGACATTCAGAAGATGACTGCCGCAGGACAGGCTAATACGGCTGAATGCAAGCAAGCAGAACGCACGCTAAAGGCTCTCTCGCAAGTACAGCGTGACAATATCGAGGACACGAAGCGATTGGGCGAGGTGGTGCAAGACCTTGCCAATACTAAACTGCGTGATCTTCGCCGTGCTATGGGTTCGGGCAAGTCGGCTCTCGCAGGTCTTACTGGCTCGGATGCCGACCTAAAGAGGGCAGAGCAGATACGAAGCGAGATGAAGCAGGTGGGCGACCAAATGCGCCTTATCGAAGGTCAATACGTCAAGATTGCCGACGGACTAAAGAACGTTTCCAATCAGTCAGACCAGTGGCTCGACAAGGCTATCAAGCAACAGCGCGACCTCGTGGGCTCGCTGCAAAAGTCGGATGCCAGCTATCAGCAGAACCTCGCTACGCTAAAGCAACTCGAAGCCGAGGAAGATAGACGCAAGGGTAAGATGGGCATTGTGGAAGCTCGTCAGACCGTAACCAGTCAAAACGCTTCGGCATCCGATTTGCGCCGAGCCAAGACCACGCTTACTGAGGCTCGTGACAATACTCCTACAGCAAATACTGGCGACATTGCGCAATACAACAAAGAGCTCCAGGAGATAGAAAAGCGACTGGAGGCTGTGTCGGGTAAGGCTCAGAAAACATCAATGAGCTGGAAGCAGATGAAGCAGGTGTTGGCAGAGCCCAACAAGGCTTCGGGCGAAGACATCAAGCGCACGATGGAAGTGATACAGCAGAAGATTCAGCAACTCCCTGCTGGCAGCAAGTATGTGGCCGACCTCCGTCGCCAATACTCCATGCTCGAACAAACGCTCAAGGGCACCCGTATGTCGCAGAGTGCTCTTAACGACATTCTCACTCGTAGCAAGCAAGGCAAGGCCTCCCTCGACGAACTGCGACGTGCCTACAAACAGCTTGAAGATGAACTGAATCAAATCAATACCAAGAGTAAGGAGTTTGCTGACAGACAGAAGTCGATGAAGGAGCTGAAGAAGAACATCGACGAGGCGACGGGTGCGGCACACAAGCAGGGTGGGGCATGGCAGACAGCCCTGAAGAACCTCACGGCATACGTTGGACTATTTTCAGCGTTCAATATGCTCAAGACTTATCTCTTTGATATATTTCGTCTGAACGCCAAGTTTGCAGAACAGCTTACCAATATCCGCAAGGTTGCGCTAAGTTCACAAGAAGACGTGGCTCAGTTGTCTAAGGAACTTTCTAAAATTGAGACCCGTACAAGCATAGAAGAGCTAAACAACTTGGCCTATGCGGGAGCTAAGTTGGGCGTTACAACTAAAGATTTAGCAGGTTTCGTTCGTGCCGCCGACCAGGTAAACGTTGCATTGAAAGAGGATTTGGGCGATGAAGCGTTGACAGCTCTTGCTAAGATTACTGAGGTGTCGGGCCTTATAGATAAGTATGGCGTGGAAGACGCTATGCTGAGGACGGGTTCTGCCATTTTCCGTTTGGCATCTACATCTACGGCTTGCTCGGGCAAAATCGTTGACTTTTCAAACCGTATGCTTGCGCTTGGCGATGCAGCATCTCTTACAACACCTGACATTCTTGCAATCGGTTCTGCCGTTGACTCCATGGCCCTTGAACCCGAAGTGGCAGCTACTGCGTTTGGCAAACTTGTGGTAGAGTTGCGCAAGGGAACTTCTTCGATAGAAAAAGACCTTGGCATTGCGCAAGGATCATTGAAGAAAATGGTTGAAGAAGGCAAAGGTATGGAAGCCATTCAAACTATATTTCATAAGATGCACGAAAGCAAGAACGTGTTTGCGCTAAACTCTCTCTTCAAGGATCTTGGTTCTGAGGACGGAGCTCGTCTTACTAAGGTCATGGTTACGATGGCAGAAAAAGTAGGTATGCTCGACAAAGCCGTTACTGAATCTAACAAGGCTTTCAATGAGGGTACGGCTGTTACTACGGAGTATGAAATGCAGCAGGAGACCGCTACGGCATACATGGAGCGAGCTACAAACCTTTTTGAGAAGCAGTTCGTTTCGGCAGATGCAGCAAGTGGTCCGGTGCGCGATTTGGCTAAGGCATGGTATGAAATGGTGGATGCTCTCGTTCATAACATTACGTTTATGACCGAGGTGCGTATGCTTATTATGCTGCTTATGACCGCAATGAAGCTGTTCCTTAGTATGTTGCCGACGCTCGTTACTATGTTGGGTACGGCAGGAGTAGCCGGTGCGTTTGCTAAGTTAGCAGAACTTACAACTGGGTTGACTGGCAAAACAATGTCTCTTGCGAACGCTTGGAATGTGATGTTTTCGTCTTTCAAGAAGTTGTCTTTTGTGGGACAAATGAGCGTGATGGGTGGTCTTATTGGTCTTGCTGGTGTTCTCGTCGTAAAACTTGCTCAGTGGACGGCTTCGCTAAAACAGGTGTCAGCAGGACAGCGAGTGCTCAATGAGGTTCAAGAGGAAGGCAAGCGCAGAGCTATGGAGGAGCAAGAGTCGTTGAAGCGTTTGCATCGTGTAATGCACGACACTTCTGCATCAATGGATCTTCGTCTTGAAGCCATGAAAAAGTTGAATGGTGCCATCCCTAATCTTAACGCAAAGATTAACTCGGAGACAGGAGCTGTTCAAGAGAATACTAAGGCTTGGGGAGAAAACTTCAAGCGTTTGCAGAATTACTTTGAATTGGAAGGTGCTCGCTCTAAACTTGCCGAACTTGGACGTAAAAAAGTTGATGCTATCCTAAAACTTCAGCAGAAGGAAGAAGCGTATGCCAATACTAACGTAGATATTTCTACAAGACCCGTAACTTCGGGTGGTGCTGTGATGGGTGGACAGGCGCAGGGTGCAATCGGACAGGCAGGACAAAGGGCAGCAGCGAAGCGAGCACGCGACAGAGCGCAACAAGAATACAATGATATTGTTGCGCAAGAGGAAGCTCTGCATAGAAAGTTTGGCTCTAAACTCTTTGTTGATGGTGGACTTGTAGGCAATGGAGGTAAAAAAGTTGGTGGCGGTGGTAACGGTGGCGGCAACACTGGCTCTGGTGGTAATTCTAACCATGAAGAAAAGAATATCGCAAAAGATCGTGCCAATGCGCTTATTGCCAACATCAAGGCTTTCTATGAGGAGCAAATGCGCAAATACCTGGAATGGGTGGTTCAGATGAACGCCGATGGGGAGAAGATTAGTGAAGGACAGCAGAAGGAACAGATGGATTATCTGCAATCGCAAATGGATCGTGCTCTCGGTACGGCTCGCCAGTCTATTGCTAATCTTGGCGATGGATGGAAAGAGTTCTATTCCCACATGGATGAGGATGTGATGGTTTACGATGAGGAAACTTCTAAGCAACTGCTTGATTCGATTGGCAAAGCGGATGTTGACGAACTCCATAAGTTGTTCACCAAGTTGTCCGGCGACCTCTCTCGCGAAAACAATAAGACTCTCGCAGAGAACCTCGGTGCATTGCTCGACCAGATATTTGCCAATGGCTCTAAGGAATTGCGCGAGGCAGCAGAGAAGTTGCTTGCCCGTCAGCGCGAGATACAGAAGATCTTGAACGAACATGACTATACAGGTGCTGTTGACCGCAACACCCGTAGCAATTTCGACCGCTTAGGTTTCCTGCAGCCAGCCGCGGGTATTCGTACCGATTCTCCCGAAGGCCTTGAAAAGATGAATGCTGCTTTTGACAAGCTGATTACTAAGGCACGCGAGTCTATTACTGTATTATATAGTCTCAATCCGGAAAGCGAGGAATTTCAGAATCAGTTCCTTCAGTTCCTGTCTGTAGCTAATGACGGCTTCGATTTTTCAAAACTCTCGGCGCAAAATCTCAAGGCTCTTTATCTCGAACTGATTAAGTACAACGACGACTACGTTGCTGCCGAGAAGAAACGCTACGATGAAGCTAAGAAGATTACCGATTTCCTTTGGAAACGTAACGAGCGCAATCTTGCCCAGCAGGACAAATTGCGCAAGATACAGAATGAGAGCAACCTTTTCGGCAAGCGCACAAACTTTCTCTCTAATCTCGGTCTTGCCGACCTCACAGCTGACCCTGAGATAGAACTTATGAAGGCGCGTATGCAAGCTGCTGAAGACTATTACGCCTTTGTAGAACGTAACACGAAGAACAAGCAGCTTATCGACGAAGCCGAGCGTGCCCGTCAGGAGGCGGAACTTGCCTATGCAAATCAGATGGCAACAGCCATGAAGTCGCGCCTCTCGCAGATGAAGGAACTTGTGCGGCCCATTGAGGATTTTGGCGCAGCCGTAGGCCAGGCTCTTGCCGAAATGCGCTATGATGCCGAGAGCGCAAATGACGCTATTAAATCTGCCCTCAAGTCTATGCTTGAATCATGGGGCAAAATGGCTGTCAACGATGTGAACACACAAATGTGGAAAGCCATCAACGATGCAGCGGCCAAACGGGGCAGAGCAAACGCCCAGCCCGACATCGACGCGGCGCGTGCCAACGCAAAAGCCAACTATACCGATTTCAATGGTATTGATTGGCGCAATTTCGGCACAGAGTCTAATCCTTTGTGGGTGCGCTGGACAGGCGACCATTACGAGGATAAATCGGGCTATGTTGTTTCTACAAAGGAGGATGGCACGCCATTGCCAAATCCCGACGGTAGTGTTCCTCAAGCCAACGAACCACCAAGAGCATGGCAGAAACGTCATCCTGACGGAACAATTGATGATTATAATAAGGAGGTAGCCGGTCTTGGAGGACAAATCGGATCTGCGGCCGTTGATGTTGCCACTGGTAATAGTGATATGGGCGAGGCGGCTGCCGACATTGCTATGGGTGGTGCAAATGCGCTTCTTAACGCTAATATCAAGGTTGGTAAGAAAGATGATAAGGATAAGAAGAATCACAAAAAGGAACTTCGAGATGAAAAGAAACATCAAAAAGAGCTTGCCGACATAAAGAAAAAAGGAGTCAAAGATCAGGAAAAGGCTGTGGAGAAGGGCCAGAAGAACATGACCCAGACAACAAAAGAGGGTAGCGAGGATCAGAAGCAGATAACAAAGATTGGGCAAGATGTCATGCTTGCAGGCACCGAGCAGGTGCTTGCAACGACTATATCGGCTAAAAAGAAGACCGATGACGAGGCCGTGAAGAGCGAGGCGGATAGTACAGAGGCGCGTATGAACCTCTCGCTTGCAGGTGCCGTTGCCAAGTGTTTCGACTTTCTGGGTCCTATCGCCGGCCCTATCGCGGCTGCTGTTGTCACGGCAACCTTAAATGGTTTGCTCCAGTGGGCTATCAGCTCTGCTTTCAGCAAGAAGAGCAGCTCAAACAAAAAATCAAACATGAAGGTAACGTCGGGTATGCTCACCTACGATTCCGGCAACGTGCAAGACCTCCGTCCGTTCGTCGGCAACGATGGTAGTCTTTATTGGGCAACCGAGGACAATAAGCCACACGACGGCGTAAACCTCCTTACACGTCCTACCGCTACCACCATCAACGGCCATCCGTCCCTGGTAGCCGAAAATGGTCCCGAGCTGGTAATCGGACGTGAGACCACGCAAGCCATGATGATGAACAATCCGCAACTGCTGAAGGCTCTCGTCAATTATGACCGCAACTATTCAGGTCGCCGCGCCTACGACAACGGCAATGTAGCCGAAACAAGCCCCACAGTAGCCGCAGGAGTTTCTGTAAGCGACGAAATGGTGTCTGCGCAAGCTAACACCAACGTAGCCCTCCTGCAAGCCGTAAACACGCTCCTGCAACGCCTTGAGCAGCCTATCGAGGCAAAGATAGATATGTATGGCCGTGGCAAGCTCTATGACAGCATGACAAAGGCAAATCAGTTTATGAAGAACAAATAGCTTTTGCAAGCTGCCTTTGCAGTAATCCTCAAGCAGCAGAGCATTCCCTTGCTCTACGTTTTTCGCAAGCGGCAAAGCATATCCCTTGCGCTATCTTTTGCTATTAGCAAAGCATTTATCAGGTCGTCGCGCCGTCAGGCGAGGCGACCTTTTCCTTTAGCTTCACTCGCATCTTCTTCCGCTTTACTCACTTATTCAAGAATAAACTTCTGTCCCCAGAGTTTAAACCTACGAACATTTGTAACTCCTTAAAAATCACGGACATTATATATAACATATCCATCAAAAGTCCATAAATCTACTAAAAAACGCTACTACCCTATATAAATTTTGCCAATTTTCTTTCTTTCCCATTTTCAAAACTCCCCAACCCTAATGATATGGTTAGTAGCATTAACGCCTATGGCGTAAATAATTGACATTTAGTAAGTTGTAAGGACGATAAAGGCAACTAAGATGCGAGAAAATTGCGTATAAAATGCCTTATTTCTACTATTCTTTATATATTTTTTGTTCTTTGCGCTCGTATAGATATATAAAAAATTACCCCATTTTTAAACTTTTAATAGATAAATGGCAGAAAATCAGAAAGTTAAATTGCTTTCTGAAAAATTCATTGGGGGGTCACGAGGTGGATTTTGGGTGGACAACGGAAGCGTTTTTCAAAATTACGAACTTTTCATTTTTCGACATTTCCTGAAAAAATGGACTCGAAAACTAAAAACTGGACTTTTAAAGGCTGTAAAGTCCAAAACAAAACTTTAGGCTCGTACAGCTAAAACAACAGTAAAAATTATTAGTAAATAAAATAAAAGTTAAATACGATAGAAAAAGTTGGTAGTGTTAATTATAATTCTTATTTTTGCAACGGTAAAAATGGCAATTATTAATATGTTCGACGAGATTTGCTCCATATATTCTGATGCGCTCGACAATGTAGGTCGGTATGTAGACCGTGAAACGGGTGAGTGCATACAGCAGATGACCATCCGCGAGTTCTGTCTTACGGATCGTTGGAAGCCCTATGTGCAGCACCTTCGCGCTATGCGCAAAGAATTTGGCAGTAAGGCGAAGAAAATGCAGGAGTACATCGATACAAAGAAACATTTGCCTGGTGCCACTCTTAGCGGCTTGTTCGCCCTCTATGAGGACAACAGCTTAACACATCCAGGGCAGCGGGTAATGGTGAGCCGCCGGGAGACCCACTTGAAGCAACACACCGGCTGGCTCGCCATCGACATCGACCTCGACGACAACAAGGACCTTTCTCAGTTTAATAATGTGCGTTTTGTATGCCAACATCGCCCTGAGATAGCCTTGCTGATGCGGTCGTGTTCCGGCAGCGGATATTTCGGTCTTGTGCGCTTGGCTTATCCTGATAGGCATAAAGACCAGTTCAAGGCTCTGTTGAAGGATTATGCTGCTTGTGGCATTACGCTCGATAGGTCGTGCGGCAATATAGGTCGTGTACGTTTTGCGTCATGGGATGATCCTGAGCATATATATATCAATGAGAAGGCAACAGCTTATACGGGACTAAATGACCAAGTGGTAATGCCTCTGCCTTTGTCTCGCTTTCATCATTCATCTTATGCGGAAACTCGCCATGGATCTTCAGCTAAGAATGGTGTTGTCATTGGCGATTGGCATGATGACACCCCCGAAATAGTTTACCGTAAGGTGAAACGACTTGTTGAGAAGGTAGAACAACAGCATGTAGATTTGATGGCAGGACACGAAGCTGGATATATAGAGTGGGTGTATTGTGGAATGTCTCTTTATCATCTGGTAGGGCAGGCTGGTTATGACTTCTGGAAGCGTGTATCGCGATTCCGTCCGGCGGATTCTACTTGCGGACATCATGAGAGCGACTTCGCTAAGAGGTGGCCGTCGTTTGCCCAATACTCCAATACAAAAAATTTCTTCTTCAAGCAGTGTATGGATAAACACATCACATTGACGAGAGATGATTTGTTGGAGATATACGGATAAAGAACCTAAAATTTCAACGAAACACTTTTTCACAAGTGTTAAACTGAAAACTCAAAAAATGGCAAAAACATCCCGATTTTCGCAAAAAATGAGGCTTACGCGTATTCACTTCATGTTCACTTCATGTTTACTGATTCTTTACTGATTGGTCAAATGTTAAAATTTAAACAAAAAAACGAGATGAAACTGATAACAATTACTGGTCCGAGTGGTGCGGGCAAAGATACCGTGGCAAAGATGATGTCGGAGATGACCGACTGGCCTGTTATCTGTTCTTATACCACACGGCCGAGACGTTTTTGCGAGGTTGCCGGCGAGGATCATTATTTTGTAGATAAATGTGACGTGCCTCGCGAAAAGATGTTAGCTTATACCCAATATGGAGGCTATGAGTATTGGACTACGGTAGACCAAATAAAAGGCATAGCCATCTATGTGATAGACGAAGCAGGGCTGGTTGACTTGAAAAAACATCATCCCGAAATTACGGTCTATTCTATTTACGTCTTCAGTGCAGCAGCGGCACGTCTGACAAGAGGTGTTAAACTCGTACGGATATTGAGAGACGAAGAACGTCTGAATTTGGCCGCAGATATTAGCTTCGATGATTGTATATACAATGACTTCTCTAAGGATCTAAAAGAGCTGCGCTTTGAGGTAGCAAGATGTGTTTGCTACATGCCGTTTGTCAAAGAACATCTCGATCCGTATGATTTAGAACCCCCGCATTTTACTGACTAAAGTTTAAATATATAAACAATGAAATTTACAGAACCATCTATAGAGTGGTGGCAGCAGACCACTCTTGCGCAACATATAGCAAGGGTGGGCAGAATATGCTACAAGGCTAAGGGCAAGCAGCCCGAAGAAGGAATGACCGAAGAGGAGGTGGAAGCCTTCATTCAGAAGCGCGACGAGGAACGCTGCAAGGGCTTCTGGGAAAGCGGACATCGCTCGATGTATCGTCACGGCACCGTCTACTTTTTCATGCCCAACGAAAAGGGCCTTCCTAACTACATCTGGGCGTATCTGAATGCTTCGCCTTACATCGACTATGCCACAAAGAACCATAAGGTATGGATCAGCACCAACATGCAGTTCATGCTTGAGAACATGAACCTGATGAACGCGCTTAGCTCGTATGGTGTCAGCGAAGACGAGTTTATAGAGAAGGCGCAGAAGTATGAGTGTGAAGAAGCATTCTCCATTATCCGTATGACGATGGTAGTGACCACACAGATAAGCACATCGCGCGAGCTTAACCGTACGTCGCCCAACAGCATAGCCGAGCAGAGCACACGCTACTGTAACCTTGAGAAGAAAGGAGGCGTACAGATAGCGCTTCCGCATTGGTACATTAACGGCACTCGTTGGCAGCGCATGGTGTACAGCTTTGTATGCCGAGTGTGTGAATGGGGCTATAACCGACTGCTGAAGGCAGGATTGAAACCAGAAGATGCCCGTGGCGTTCTGCCTCTTGATACCTACACGGTGGTGGCATACACATATTCGCTTGCCGACTGGAGTCATATTCTTGACCTGCGCTTCCATGGCAAGACGGGCACGCCACATCCCAATGCAAAGATCATTGGCGAAAAGATACGCAACATCATCATAGAGCGTATGCGCCAGTATTGTGAGGAGTTTGACATCTAACTATTGATAAACAATGAAGATACTATTTAAGAAACTTGACGAAAAGGCCCAAATGCCAGTAAAGGCAGTTGGCCATGAAGCAGACTTTTGTTACGACTGTGTTGCTGTAAGCGAATCTGAGGTTGCTCCAAATGTATGGAAATACGGGCTGGGCTTCGCCATGCAGCCAGTGAACGATTTTGACGGCAGCAACATACGCGGTTTTAATATTCGTCCCCGGTCGTCAATATGGAAGACAGGCATGGTGCTCTCCAATTCTCTGGGCACAATTGACGAGATTTTCACGGGAGAGTTTTCAGTAGTATTTTATCACGTCATGCCCGACATGCCACGCTATAAGGTTGGTGACAAAGTGTGCCAGCTTTGCCTGGAACGTACCGAGTCGTTAGAGTTTGTTGACGTGACTGATCTGCGCAAAACATCACGCGGAGAACACGGATATGGTTCTACCGGAAAATAATCAATAATACTTCTTATGATAAATAGAGCAGTTTATGGCTAAATCAAATTCCTTAATATCGCGTGAAGAGCTTGTGCGCAAACAGCCCACCATCTACATATTCAATTTCAAGGATGTTCCCGTAGAGAAATATGCTGAGATGCTGGACGTGCTGTTCCATGCTCCTGCCTTCTGCGAGATTGTTGACAAGCGCAACAGGTTTGTCATGTCGGCAGACCGTTTGCGTCCGGGAACGAGCGAAATGATAAATCTCGTGAAGATCATACAACAGAGTGACCGCAAGTTGGCGGACGCTGTTTTCTCTTCACTCGTTCAGACAAATCTGCGGTCTAACGTTTCCTATGATTTTCTGTCTTTCTCAACCTTGTTGCGCTATTATGTAAACTACAAAAAGGACGGCATCAAGGAACGTGTTGACCGTTTGGCCTGCAACCTTGACAAGGTGACGTTCCTTGCTGATCTGCTTGAGTTGATTGTTACTGACATCAAGGCAGATATGAACGTTTTGTTTGACGGCAAAATGGAGTTTAACCAGTTTGATGCCGTCGCCAAGGTGCTTGAGCAGCTTCGCGGCTTCTTTAACTCGGCCCGATCCAAAAACGAGACCTCGCCCGAAGCGCAGCTCTATTTTGAATATTCCGACTCCATAAACAACTATGTCGGCAAGCGTCTGAAAACCTACACGGCAAAATATCGTAAGATGCACCCTGCTGTCACAACACATACGGAGGCAGACCTCATAGAGGCTCTAAAGATCTTTTTTGGAGAAAACAAAGCCTTTTCTCTTGAAGCAGCACACCTCCCAGGCTTTATAGGTCACACCGAAGCAGGTGGTGCGTTTATCGATGCAGCCAAACTTTATGTTGTGCTTGACGGTGTTCAGCGCGAGAAGATGGAGACTGTCATGGCAAAGAAGAAACTGACACTGAAAAAGGACAACGAAACAGCATACTGTCTGACCCTAACCGACACGCTTCTTGCCGTGTACAGACAATCCCGTAAAAAATTTAAAAAAGAATAGCTATGCCAAACATTTATCTTCGCATGCCTGCTGTCCGATGCCAGTTTTTCCGTCATCGTGATCCGAAGCACACGCTTGCTCCTGACGAGCCGTTGATATTCAACGCCTATATGCCTGAATATCGCATTATGTGGAGCTATCTATCCAATAGCGAATCACTCAGAAACACTATAAACATGCAGTGTTTTTCACATCTGCAATGGCATAACATGATGACGGGTAAGTCTCCTCTCGACGGTAAGCCTGTTTTTCATCGCAACTCGGCAGAATATCTTACCTTTGAGGAGGTACAACGGTTGAACGGCATCCGCGATTACAACAAGAGTGATAGCGTTGACTATTTATGTATAAAACTGCCCTCGGAAATTGAGTTTGTTGATGTCGTAAAACAGGTAACTCCGTCATGGAATTTACCTTACTATGGAGTTAGGGATCTAATGATATGTCTGAATAACGACTTTAAACGCTGCGTTGTAGAATGGGCCTTGGCCACGTTTGACTTTTGCACGTCTAACAACACGGTGCTGTGCCGAAAGCACGCGACCATGCTCGAGCGTTTTCTTATGCGCTACGGCATGGATCCGTCCCAATCGGAAAAAGACAACTTGAGACGCATCATAGAGAGATGGTTTGCAGCAGACAACAACAACTTTAAGTCTTACTCATGCGCCGACATGCAGTTTGTTGACAGCAAGGAGAAGGCTTTTTCTTTCGAGAGAATAAAATGGAAGTAACTGTTACTAACTGTTAACGTCCTGTATAATATATGTTAAAAAACGGACTTTTAAAAATTTAAAAATGGTTGAAGCGGAAAAATGTTTAGAAACTTTCCTCGACGGGGTGTCAGACTTGTATCTTTACACCCCTAAAGAGACGGTGTTGCCCATACCTTTTAATGTGGGACAGCTGACCGAGATGAACAAATGTCAGTTGCCTAAAACCCCAGCTCTTCATATTTCTACAATAGAGAATGAGGACATTGTGGCGAGCAGCTTTACGGCAAAATCGTCAAGTTCAAAGGCAACGTTGGGACTCTTATATACCTATGATATAAGCGTTAATGTCGAAAAAGGGTATAAAAAAGTGCCCGATATTGTGAAAAATGTGGCACATGCCGACTTTTATGTCGTCTTGCGCCGATATGACGGATCGCTTCTGCTGTGCTACACCATGCCCGGCACGTTTTCAAGCAACAGCGTATCTTCGTGCTCGCAGACAGCAACCGAAGCGACAATTTCCATAAAAGCACAGGCTCTGTCTGATTTTATAAAAATGGACTTACTTTAAGTCAAATAGAAAAGACATTGTTAATAGTAGTTTTTTGAACAAATTTACATTTTTCAGCCGTTGTCCGTGAGGATAGCGGCTTTTTCTTTGTCCTAATGTTAAAAACCACGGTCTTTAATTTTGCACATGGATAACACAGCGGGGTGGAGCAGCTGGCAGCTCACTTGGCTCATAACCAAGAGATCGAGGGTTCGAGTCCCTTCTCCGCAACATTTAGCAACCAGGTAAAAAGGTTGTATTCAGGATAACAACACAAAAACTATTCAGATGATAACTACACTTCTTGAACTCTCCACTACTAAATACTGGATGATGCACCCGCCGATGCTCAATGCCTTGCGCATTGGCATACAGGAGAACATCGCCGGTCGCATTGCCCTTACAGCGGAGCAGACTGTTAAGCGCATGGCATACGCTATTGGTATGACAGCCAATGGCGAGAAGTTGCAATTCTCCATGTCTTCAAACGACGATGAAGGCAATGGACGCAAACCGAGCGAAGAAACCAACAAGTTTGTAGCCGTGCTGCCCGTCTGCGGTCCGATTACCCGTAACGGTGATGCTTGCTCTTACGGATCAATCGACTTTCGTGACATGATGATACAGACTTCCGACCATGAGGAGTGTAAGGGTATCGTCGTTTACATCAATTCCGGCGGCGGTTCTGGGAACGCTATTCCTGATTACAAGTACGCTATTGACTATGCTCACAAGCAGGGTAAGAAGGTTGTTGCTCTCGTTGACGGCGACTGCTATTCGGCTGCAATGTACCTTGCTGTTCTTTGCGACGAGATTTATTATGTGAACGTAAAGGACGGTTTTGGATCAATCGGCGTTTATGGAGGTTTCTACACCATGAAGTCGGGCGAGAAGAACGTCTATACAAACGAGACTTGGAATGAGGTGTATGCTACACAAAGTTACAACAAAAACGAGTGGTATCGCAAGGCGACCGACGGAGACTATTCTCTTCTGCAATCCGATCTTGACTCTCTTTGCGAGGAGTTTATGTCGGATGTAAAAGCGGCTCGCCCCAATGTTACTGACGAGCATCTTCATGGAGCAACATTCGACGCGAAGGAAGTGGAAGGCATACTCAATGACGGACAGTCTACCCTCTCTGAGATTGTAAATCGTTTCCTTGCGGATGCAAACTCGAATTCAAAAGCTGATGCCACAGCAACCAACACAAATACTAATATAAATATGGAGAAATATCCTCTTATTTGCAAGGCTTGTGGATTGCAGGCTGGCGAGATTGCCGTTACGGAAGAGGGCGCGTATATGAACGCCTCGCTTCTTGATAATCTCGAAGTCCACATGAAGGAAGCCGAGCAGAAGGTGACTGATGCCGAGCAGAAAGCCACCACAGCGGAGAACGCTTTCGCAGAATTGCAGGGCAAGTTTGATGAACTCTCCGCCAATGTAAACGCAGCCAACGAAGCAAAGGAAGTCGCGGAGACCGCACTCGCCCAGGCTAACGAGGCTCACAGTAAAGAACTAAGCGACCTTAACGCACAGCACACCGAGGCTCTTGCCAAGAAGGACGACGAGCTGAAAGCTCTCACCGAGGCAAAGGACAAAAAGATTGCCGACCTCACAGCCGTTAAGACTGAGACCGAGGCAAACCTTCAGACCGCAAAGGACGCACTCGCCACAGCCGAGCAGTCGCTTGCCGACAAACAGGCTCAGATTGACGAGCTGACCCACGATGCTGGCGCAGAGCAGAACGCTGGCGAGGCTCCTGAGAACAATGGCGAGGGAGTGAAGCCCCGGCAGTTGCGCACATTCGACCCCAGTCAGTACAAGACTAACGTCGAACGCAGAGAAGCCTTTGAACGCTTCAAGCGTGGTGAGGAATAGTATTTCCCTACCTCAGCCCTCAACCAACACAAAAACAGGCAACACAACAACAACACAAAAACACAAACAATTATGGCAACACTTCCAAACAACTTTATCGGTAAGGATGCGCTTCAGCATGTAGCCGAGCAGGTTTCTAAGGAAATCCTTATGGGTATTGGTTATACCGATCCCGCAGAGACCGACCGTCTTGGTATCGACATTATCAGCGGTATGCAGTTTAAGCGTACCTTCCACATTCTTCTCCGCAAGGGTGGTACAACCCGTCGTAAAGACGTTCACTCAGTAGTAAACAGTCAGGCGGGATTTTTGACTGAGCGTACTCTTGTCGCCCGTCTTGCTTGGGATCACTTTACCGATTCTATTGACGCATATTGTGAAACAGTATTCGGTACGGACGCTCAGGGTCAGTACCCGATGTCAACAGCAGCGGTAGAAGCAATCCTTCGCAATTACGCCGATAACCTTGCCGCTAACTTCTGGTTTGGCGACATCTCGCTCGACGATGGCAAGGAAAATGTTCCTGCCCACAACCAGGCATTGGCTCTCTATGACGGTATTCACACCTGCATCAAGCATGACATCGAGGCTGGCATTATCTCTGAGGCTAACGGCAACCTCATTCCTTGCGAGGCTATCGACGCTCCAGCTGACAACAACGACTCTACACCTTACGACAACTTCTACAACTGGTATCTGAAGTGGGACGCTCGTTTGCGCAAGAAGAAGACCCTTGTCTATATGAATGAAATCACTGCTCATAACATCGCAGCCGGCTATGCTAACAAGTATCACGGCAACTACAAGGTTGATTATGACGCAGGTGGCAACTTCGTTTTGCCTGGCATGTCAAAGGTTACAATCTGTCCTGTTTCTGACTTTGGTGTAGGCGACCGTATGTACGCCACTGTACCTAAGAACCTTGTTTACGGTGTAGATACACTTAGCAACGAGACTTATGTGGGCGTTAAGGTCGGCACGGACACAGATTTGCGCCAAATCCAACTCCAAATTCAGTCAATACAGGGATCCGGCCTGAAGGTGCCCTACGCACACTCGTTTGCAATGTCGGACGGTAATCTCGCTAACCCTGACTTTGTAGCTGGTGATTACACCAACTCTAACCTCGTTGTTACTCTCGCAAAGGCCAACGCTAAGGACGAGGGCAACATCGACGGAACAGTGAAGGTGAATGGTGCTCCCTACAAGGATCCTATTGAGACTTCTGTAAATCAGGTTATCTCGCTTGAGGCAACCGACGGCACCAACTACAAGTTCGTAAACTGGAACAACGGTTCAACCGAGAAGAAAATCCAGATCACAGCCACTGGCATGAGCATGGGCTTGACAGCCTTCTTCAAGAAGAACGGCTAATCCTTAACGGAGTTTCTTTCACTCTATATTTTCAAGGGCGATGGTCGTGGCTGACCTGACGGAATATGCTAACCCGTCGCCCTTCTTTTTAACAACACAACAACACAAAAACTTATAAGAATATGGGATCAGTAACATGTCCACAACTCGTTGATGTGCTCAACGAAGACGAGTGCCTGGAGAACCTCGCAGGTCTTGGCACTGATATTTACATCGGACTGAAGAGTGAGCTCACTGCTCCTCTTGTTGCAACCGATAACAGTTATTCAACTCCTGCCTTCGCAACGGGAAAGGGTTTGTATAAGGTGCAGTGTGCTGACGAGAAGCAGCAGATCAAGGGTTCATCGCTTGGTCGTCGCAAAGGTTTCGAGCTCACCTGTACTTTCGTAGTAGACTCCGTAAATCCTGCTGCTGGTAAGTTGGCGCGTGCAATCAACAACAACGACATTTTCATCATCGCTAAGGATGATGATGTTTCGCAGATTATCTACGATCCGAGTCGTAAGGTGAAGTTTGACTCAGGTGCAATCACTACCGACACTGGCGCAGCTGCCAGCGATGACCGTATCACCACTTACGAGGCTAAACTTTCTCCCGTGTATTATCCGAACCTCTACGTCACGGAGCCAACTGATAAGGGTTGGGATTCACTCCTTGCTTCGGCAAAAAAAGAGTAAGCGATATTGAGCAGCAGAGCGAGGACAATATCGCAAAAGAAGCACTCGACGATGCCGATCCTTCTTTCTTCGGCACAAGTGACGAAAAAGACGGAACAACGGCAAAGAAGAGCGTAAAATGATCGCTCACGATTAAAAAATCTTCAAAGTCATATTTCTCCGCATTTGCCAATCTTTAACATAAAGACGGGCAGATGCGGTTTTTTATTTGTACGGATGCGGAAATTTTCCGTTTATTTCCGCATCTGTGTAAACCGTATTTTTTATTCTTTCCCCATAAGCTATCTTTACTTTTTATTTTAGAATTAGCATTTTTAATAGCAAAATGTAACATAATATTATTTTATATGCTAATTTTGCAATTAGAAAAGATTTTTTGCTTACATTGTTGTAAGCGAAGAATAACTAAAAAATATAGAGATT